GGCGAGGATGCCGGCGCGGCCGGCACGGCTCGCTTCAAGGTGTCGATCGCGCAGGCTGGTAGCGCTTGGGTAATGTCGCCGGTGCGCACCGATCAAGCGGTGGCGGCGTGAGCCGCAACCCGGATCTGATCGCCGCGGCCGCGGTGCGCAACGTCGCGGAAGCGATCGAGCGCGCGCTAGTCGCGGCCGGCTGCGGCGCGCGGATCGAGGAGGGGTTTTGATGAGCGATAAGCCAGACAAGTACCCCGCGATCGATTGGGATCCCGAAAAGGTTGCGCGCGAGCTCAGGGAGCGCGGAACCCGAAATGATTCTGGGCTCAGTCCGGAAGCGGTCGCCAACCGGCTGGCCGATGGCGTCTCGATCGAGTACGGCAGGTTTTGTGTGCGCATCGAGCGTCACGTCCTCGCCGAGGCCGAGGCCGAGGCCGACGGCTACGCGCCCGACGAGGGCCGCCAGATGATGCTCAGCATCGAGCGCTCGCTGAACCGCAACATACCGCGCCTGCTGGCCGGGAAGTTCTCGAAGAAGCGCAGTGACAACACCGTCGTCGACCTCGTGCTGTGGCACGTCCTCAAACAACGGAGCGTCCAGTGATTGGCGCCCACAAGTATGCGGAGATCGTTTGATGGCTGAGTCGATGTCGCCCGAGCTACTGCGCCGGGTAGGCGAGGCGCTCTACGGCGACCAGTGGCAGACGCCGCTATCGCGCGAACTCGAGGTCGCCGATCGCACGGTACGGCGCTGGCTGTCCGGTCGCATGCAGCCGCACCCCGACATCACCGCCTACCTCTATCGCCTGGTTTGCGAGCGCCGGGACGCGCTGCAGGGGGTCGTGCCTGGGTTGATCGAGCTACTGCGCGAGGGGTAAATCGGCGCGGGTGTTGCCACACGCGCAACTTAGTTTTACGCTCGCCGCCCATCGCACCTCAACTAGGGGAAGACGATGGCCGCCGATACCGCAATTCTCCAAAGCCGTGCTGGTGCCGCGACGACACTGATCCCGACGACGACGGCGTCGCCGCTGCGCCAGAATTTCGTGCCGCTGAAAAACGAGCCAGGCGTGCAGGTGAGCATCGCCAAGGCGCGCCTCTCCATCGACAGCCAGTACCAGCGCAAACTTAACGAGCGCCAGGTCGCGGTTATGGCGGCGAACTGGAACTGGACATCCTGCGGCGTCTTGGAAGTTAGCAGGCGTCCCGGGTCGACAATTTACTTTGTGGTGGATGGGCAACACCGGCTCAAGGCGGCGTCGTATCTGGCGCACATCAAGGAATTGCCTTGCATAATTTTCGAGCTCGACACTGTCCGAGACGAGGCCATTGCGTTTCTGGCTTCCAACACGAACCGGCGCATGCCGACGATCAGCGATCAATTCAAGGCGCTCATCATGGCCGGCGACCCGATCGCGATGCGGATGACGGCGCTGGCGGAATCCCACAGCCGCACGATCGGCATCCCCGCGGATGCGCAGCACATCACCTGCGTCAGCGCGTTCGCGACGATGCTGCGCACCAACACCGCGGCGATGGAACGGGTGTTCCCGCTCGCCGCACAGGTCTGCGCCGGTCATCCGATGCCGGCGCGCATCCTGTGGGCATTCCATCACCTCGAGCGCTGCATGCCCCGCGGTGAGTCGCTCGCCGACGACAGGTGGCGGGAGCGCATTGCCCGCACCGGACACGCGAATATCGTCGAGGAGATCCGCAAGATGGGGATGCTCGATAGCAAGGGCGGTGCGCGCGCATACGCGACCGGGCTCCTGCGCGCGATCAACCGCGGTCTGCGCCAGCCGCTGATGGCGAACGTAGACCTACCGCGGCGATGATCGACGCCGGCCTCGAAACGCTGGCGGCGCACCGCTGCCCCGATTGCGGCGACAATCGTTTCTGGCGCGGGCCGTCGGGCGGTCGGTCGACGAACATCGAGTGCAAGCCGTGTGGCGCCAGGTTCAACGTCGCGACCCACCACGGCACGCTGATTATGGCGCAGCGCATAAAATACAACGGGCTGTGGCCCGACCGTGGAGATTGGTGGCTTGAAGAACGGTAGACCAACAGTGCGCCGCCCGGCGCTATTGCCCGAGGAACTTACGCGACTCCGCGAGGATCTCGCGATGATCCACCGGACGAGTTGCGGCAATTGCACAACGTGCTGCCACCTCGTGCCAGTCGTCGAACTCAAGCTGCGGGCGTTCACCGCGTGCGAGCACGAGCGCCGGGTGCCGTCCGCCAGCCCGGGCTGCGCGATCTATGCGAACCGTCCGGATAGCTGCCGCACTTGGTTTTGCGGCTACCGGATCAACGAATGGCCCGCTGATCTGCGGCCCGATAGCTGCGGTGTGGTGGTCGATCCGCTGCCCGATATGGTTCGCCTGCGCGGGCCCGGTAAGTCGCCAAACGGAGACGACGTCGCGGCGGTGGCGATGTGGGTCGCGGCCGGGTACGAGGACGCTTGGCAGCGCGACCCGGTGCGCTCGCTGATCATGGCGCTCGTCCACGAATATGGTGCCGTGCTGTGGCGCTATCGCGGCGCGGACGGGGTCGAGACGGCGCGCGGCTTCTTCGTTCACGAGGGACAAATGGCCGCCACCCAACCTGCCACGGTCGACAAAGACTTTTCGTCGCGGCGGGATGTCGCCGCGCGAGCGCTGCGCGCGCAGGAACTGCTACGGAGAAGGTGATGATGAGCGGGCGCCCGATCATCGACCTGACCCCGGAAGCCGACGACCACGGCTATCAGCAGCACGGGCAGTCGGTGCTGCGCGCGGCGCTGGCGAACCTTGAGCGCGAGGTGCCGGATATCGTGCGGGAGCTCGACGCTGACCGCGCCGCCTTTCTTTCTGGTCAATATCTTTGGCCCCGACGATCTCGGCCGCGTTGGCGAGTGGTTTGAGAAATACAGCGCCGGCGGGTGCCGGCTGGTGTGGGGGCGGGGCTGGAACCAACCCCGATGCGGGTCGCGTCGTGACCGCGGTCTTTGCCACGCCCAACGGGCGATCGGCGGCCGCGGTGATGCGCGAGAAACTCGGCTGGGCGAACGCATGATCGATTTCGACGAGATCCGCCGCTACGCCGAGAAGGTCGCGACCGAGTGGCTGGTCGACCAGCGCCGCGAGCTCCCTCCAACTTGGCTGTTGTTCGACGCGACAGACAAAGTGCAAACCTTCATTACGCCGTGGGGGGGAGACTTCGAAAAACAGATCGCCTTCGCGACGATCCGCGCCCACTTGAACCCGCTCGCCGAGCCGAAGATCGTCGCCTACGCCTATATCGGCGAAATGTGGATGGCGACCCGCGAAGCCGGCGCCGTGATCCGCGGCGAAGGCGGCGCGCCCGAGCGGGTTGCGCCCGGCACGCTGCGCCCGAGCGAAGACCCGAAACGGCGCGAATATGTGATCTGCTACGTGTCGAGCCGCACCGAGCGCGCGCAATTCCTCTGGGATATCGTGCGCGATTGGAAAACCACGATACGCATGCTGCGCGCCGACCCCGAAAAGGACATCCGCGAGCCGATCGACGGGCCGACGCTCGGCGGCGCGATCCCCAACATGTTTCGCGACGCGGCGCCATGAACATCGCCATCGTCTTGGGGATGATCCTCGCGATCGTCGTCAACACCGTGGTCGCGGTTTTATCTGCGTGGCGCCGACGCTGGTTTATCGTCGCTGTCAATGCCGCCTTGGTCATCGTTCAGGCGTGGGTGATCCTTCAGCGCCTCGATATCGCCTACAACCAGGGCAAGATCGATGCGTTCAATGAGGTCTCAGGCTGCGGGCCCGACGCGCCGAAGGTCGTGCCGTACCACCCGGGGATGACCTTGTGCCCGGGGCAGCGCACCACCATCACAGTGCCGCTGCCGCAAGCGACTGACCGGCCGCTCTAGGCTGTCCGTCGGGGCCAAACAAATCGATGTGCCGCCGCGCGCCGTCGAGCTTTGGCAGGTTGGTGGCGTAGCGCGAGGCGCTTGAGCCGTCGACGCTGTGAGCCCCCGCCGCGATAGCGGCAAACATGCGGCGCGTCGTGTTGACCCGGGCGACATGGTAGTGCACCCGGTGCCGGGCGCAGAATACGCCCCAGCGGGCCATCGTCTCGAGTTTCCATTCGGTTGTGCCGCCGAGGAAGACGCCTACGTTCGGCCCAACCATCGCCGCGATGTCAGCCTCGACCATGCCGTTCTGTACCGGGAGGAGCACGAGAGGCGCCACCGCCAGACAGCGGTTGAGATAACGCGACGACAATTCGAGGGAGGAGCGACCGCCAGCAACAACATCCGGAAGGACGCACCAAGCAGGTACAACCTTCTGTGTTTCAACCCACCCGAGGAATTTCTCATAGCGATCCTCGTCAAAAGGACGTCCGGCCTGGTGATCAGTCCACGCGCCGTTGTCAGCCGCCCACCGCTCGAAACCGTGCGTTCGCCACTTCCCGGCCCGCGACACCAAGAGCCCCCAGCCACGGGCGCGCAGCGCCGCGAGATTGCGTATCGTCCCGGTGCGCGAGGCGTAGCAGATCACCACCACACCACGGCGAAGTAGATCCGCAGGATCACCCCGAGGAGCCACGTTGTCGGGCCGTCGGGGAGCGGTGTCGGCATTTGCTGTGCCTGTCGGGCGCCGGTCATTTTTTCCCCCGCCAATCGTCGAGCTTGATGCCGCGCCGCCGCGCCAGCACCCGGATCGAGGCGTCGGAATAGCCGGGGCATAACCGCGCCACCAGCACCGAGTTCGCGCCGTAGGCGGCAAACAGCCGGATGCGGTCGATGACCGTCTCAGGCACTCTGCGGTTCGCCATTTCCCCACCTGGCCGCCGCGCCTTTGCGGGCGATCTCGCTGCGCTGTTCCGGCGATAGCACCGCGGCCCGCGCCTTGCCGCCGGCCCCGCTGCGGCGCCTGTCGACGCGCAGCAGTTCCGCCACGAAGCGGCGCACCTCGGATCGCGCCGGGTCGTCGGAAACCTTGGCGACGCTGTAGCGCGCGCACTCCATCATTCGGTAGCCGAGATCGTGCGCTACCGCCGGGTCGATCAGCAGCACGACGACCCGGCCGATGCGGAGCTCGACCATGCCGTCGGCCTCGCGCAATTCCATTTGTCCGATTTGCTGTTCCATGTCACAGCGCCATGACGTCACGCGCCAGGCTGACCAGCGCGTCGTCGCCCATGACCCGGCAGACCCACCCGTACTTGGCGCGGATCGCCTCGAGGTTCGGTCGCCAGGCCTCGGCGCTGGCGATATCGAGCGGGATCGTCCCAGCCACAGTCGTGACCTTGCCGTCCTTGATCACGATGACGACCACGCGTGACGGCGCCGAATCCCCATCCGGCGCCGCCTGCGCTAATTTAGCAGGAACCTTTCTTTCGTCTGGCGGCGCGTTAATCGGGCCAGGCGCCGGGATGCCCGTCGTCTCGTGTTGCTGGCTCATGGCGAATAATTCCTCCATTCGGTCGGCGATCACAGCGCGAGCTCCCAGGTGTTTGCCGGCAGCAGTCGCGTCGTCTTTGCCGAGGCGTTGTAGCTCTCGTAGGGGATCCCGCGGACGGCTAGCCGACGGATTCACCCAGCGCTGCCGGCGCAGTAATTCGCCCAGCGTCCAATCATGTCGAACCCACGGGCGTTTCTGCAGCGCGTTGAGTTTCATCAGCGGCTGCGCGTAGGGTTCGCCGCCCCAGGCGATCACCCGGCGGATGCGCTCGACGCACGCCGCCACCGGCTCGTTACCGATCAGCACGTAGACTTGGATCTTGCGCGGTCGCACGCCGGCGCGGCGCAGCATCCGCATGGCGCGCTCGACGTGCGGGCCATCGGCCGCGTCGTCGTAGGCAAACCGCCACGGGCCTTTGTTGATCGGCCGCCAGCGCTCGAATACTTCTTCATCGAAGGTGCGCGGCTCGAAACCGCTGTTGGCGTCGAGTAAAGGCACGCCCGCTTTAAGGTAACGGCCGATGATGTGCCGCTGATATTCCGGCGAGAGCGCCGAGAGGTTGTTGTCGCACAGCACCGGGCGTACCGGAAAATCGGGCAACTCGGTGAAGTCGCGACCCTCCATCGCCGGCACGATGCAGAACCAACAGCCGACGGGGCACCCGCGGCTGGCGATCGTCGCGCTGGGATTGTGGCGCACGATCGCGTCGGGGATATCGCCACCGATCTCGGCGACGTCGGCCAGGTAGGTCTTCCGGGTGAAGAGCCCGGGGCCGCCGGCGCGGACGTGGTAGCCTTGGGCCCGGTAAAAGACGGCGCGCATGTAGGCGTCGTCGAGGCGCCACGAGAAGGCAATCGACAGATAGGCAGTATCGCCCTCGATCCACTCGGCGAGTCCGTCAACCCAGCCGCCGGTCATGACGACAACCACGGCATTTCGTTCGGATAGAGCGGCCCGTCCGCCGGGCGCAGCAGGCAGCGGCGCGCGACGTCGACCCGCACAAGCTGCCCCGAGTCGATGAGCTCCCCCTGCGCGGCGTAGAGATCGTTGAGCGGCACATGATTGATTTGCGCATCAGGCGAGCGCCGGGCTCGGGCTGGCATCGACTCACGGTGCATCTCGTCGGCCGGCACCCGGCCGCCGTTCATCACCACCCGCTTGACGCCGGCGAGCAACCTATAGCGAAGCTCGACCCGGTCGTTCTGCGTTAGGATCCGTTTTTGCGGCGCTTCGGGGGGCGCGGAGAGGTCGAAAACGCCGTCGCGGTACTCGAGGCGCTGCGGCTTAAACCCCGCTGTGTAGTTCGCTCCCAGCCCGCGCAGGACGCGGGCGTCGCGCGGTACGTCGGTGTCGGGGTCATACTCGGGCGGGCGCTGCAACGTCATGCCGAAGCGCGCGGCGCCGAGCCAAGCGGTAGATCCCGAGTAGCCCGATGCCTGCGCTTTCGACGGGTGCACCGATAGGAGGATCGCGCCGTTTATCGCGACCGCTTTCTTCACGAGCTCGCGCATGAAGATGGTGACTTGATTGCGGAAATTTTCGCTGCCGCCGTAGATGACGGAAACGGGATCGAGCATCACCACACCGACCCCTTCCTCTTGGACGTAGTTCCACAACTGGAACCAGAGCGGCGTGAACTGGATCGTGTCGGTGCGGTCGAACGTGCACAGCATCGCGTCCTTGCCCTCGCGGGCGTCGAAACTCATGTCGAGCTCGAAGTCGGCGGCGTTGCGCTGGTAGTGCGCGTTGATCGCGTCCTGGCGGCGGTGGAGTTCGTCGATCGGATCTTCGGTAAAGAGCCCGAAAGTCCGCACCTGCATGACCGCATGGCCGAGCCACTCGAGCCCGCTCGCAACCGCGGTGAGAAGTTGCTGTCCGAGGAGGCTCTTCCCGACTTTTGGCGGCCCGGCGAAGAGGGTCACGGTGCCGCGCATCAAGATGCCGTCAACCAACCATTCCCGCGGCTTAGGGGTCTTTCCTTCAAGTTGCGACACATATATCGGGCGGAACTCTTCGATCCGCGACCCGCGGTCGTCTGAGTAGAACGGGACGACATTGTCGCCTCTCATCGCACCGCCCCGGCGAGCACTGCGACCCGCAACTGATCTTGAAAATCGCCAAACCCGAAATCGGGCATAATCGCCTCGGCCGAGCGCTTCTGGCGCCGCCACCAACCAGCGGCGAATTCCGCCACGATTTGGCCGATCTCGTTCGCGTCGCCGAACAGCACGATGTGCTGCACCTCGGGCGGCACCCATACCGTCGGCGGCCGCTCGGCGATCAGCTTTCCGGTGTGCTGATCGCGGTGCTCGGGATAGCCGAGCCGCGCCAGCCCGCCGAGCGCCCACACCGGGATGCGGTGGAGATGCTGCGCCGCGAGCGCGGTTTCTATACCCTCGGCGAACCCCAAAAACGGCCCCGGTGGCGCCAGGCGCACCGCGCCGTCGCCAAGCACGCCGCGGCTCTTTTTCGGGACATTCTTGAGGCGCGAGCCCTTCGGGTCGCCGCCGTCGCCGCCGACGGTCACAAATTTGTGCTCAAGCCAGATCCGCTGCACCGCGGTGAGGTCGCCGCGGCTGTTGTGGAACGCCGCGACCAGCGCCGGCATCTTGGCGTGTCGCTCGGGGCAATAGAGCGCGGGGTGCTCGCGGATCGCGTCGGGGATATCGCGGCGCAGATACCGGCTGTCGAGGTAGAGGCGCACCAGGCGCCGATCGATGGTCGAGGATTCGGCCCAGATCGCCCGCGCGTCAGCGACGGCATCGCTGCGATCATCGTCGCGCCGGGCGGCGCGCGGGGCGTGGTCTTCTTTCGGCGGCAGCGACGGCAGATTAAGCAGGATCCGCATCGCGTCGAAAAACGAGACGTTGCGGCGCTGCATGACAAAATCCACGACAGTGCCGTGCCAGCCGCAACCGTGGCAGTGCATGAAGACCTTATGCGGGACGATCGCGAAACTCGGCGTCCGCTCGTTGTGGAACGGGCAGAGCCCGACGAGCTCCCGGCCGCGGCGTTTGAGCGCTACCTCGGCCGCGACAATGTCAAAGCGGGTGCGCGCCCGCTCGACGTCGGCGGGTGAGAACTGCAGCATCGGGCTTACAATCCTGAGAGGCGGTACGTGCGCTTGAGAACCCGCCGAAGCGGCTGGCGTAGGTGCTGCCAGGTTCCGAGCCGCGGTCGCCAGCGTTGGAAGCGCGGCGGCCCGCGGTCGAGCCCGGGGAGGTCGAGATCGACCCCGAGTCTTGGAATATCGTTAACAGCCCTTACATCATCGCGTAATCCGTCCATCTAGTCGTCCCTCCGTCGGGGTGTTGGTGGTTGGCGGAAAGAGCGCCCTCTGGTTCGTCACACCCGGGGGCGCTCGCATTTCAGGCTTCGGTGGCAGCATCAGCGGGCCGGCGCCGCGGCGCAGCCCGATCTCGGGCGCGACGGTCGCCTCGGCCAGGTGCCACAAGGCCAAGGCGTCGGCCTCGTTGTCATTGGTGACGTGCCAACCGTAGCGCCGGCACATATCGATCGTGGCCGCCTTCTTGGCGTTGCGCGGCATCCGCGCCGAGCCGACAAAAAAGCGGGCGATGTCGAGCGCCGTCGTCTCGTAGCAGCGCACGCGCAGTTCCCAAGACACCGCCTCGATCGTCGCGACCAGCCCCAGCAATCGGCGCAGCGTTTTCGCGTTGATTGGCACGGCGGCGTTGGGGCGGGGAATGTACGGCGCCTCGAACACGACGAGTGTCGGGTGCAACTCGCGGCACCGCTCGATGAGCCAGTGCCGGAAGAGCCCGACGACCGCGCCCGTCGCCTTGCCGTCGAATTGCCGCGAGCCCCAGGTCGGCGTCTCGCCGGGCGCGCCGGCCGCCCAGCCAACCGTGGTCGCGGGGTCGAGCGCGAGGATCATGCGACCCCCGCTGCAAGCAGTTCGCGCGGATCGCGGAGCGGCCGATCGGCGACATAGCAGGGGCGCCGTGGGAGAAGCTCGCGCACCGGGCAGCGCAGCAACTCATCACCCCACAGCCACCCGTGGATCATGTAGCGGGGATGGTGCTCGGCGGTAATGAACAGATAGGCGTATTTCTCGACGAGGCTGTTCACCGGCGCGATGAGCCGGTGCCGATCGAGCTCGCTGCCCTTTACGTCGATCGACAACCCAGACGGCAAAACGAGATCGGGCAGCTTCTTCTCATCGCCGCCGCGGATATCCTCCAGCGGCAACCAACGGGCCGACGGCAAAAATCCCTGCCCCGCCAGTTCGGTGCGACAGCCGAGGATGTGCAGCGCGAGGGCAGCGAGCTCGTCGACGATCAGATTATTGACGTCGCGCAACCGATGGCCCAAGGCCATCCAATGGCGCGCCAGCCCATAGCGATCGGCTTTCGCGATCGTCCGCGCGGACAACCGAACGAAGACCGGGCGGAACATCGGCGCTACGCCGCCGGCTGATCGTCGTCGTTCGCGGTGGCGTCCTTGCGCGGTCGGCCGCGGCGCTTTGCGCCGTTCCCGCCGCTGCCGTTCAAGGTCGAGGCGATAGCCGCCTGGCCGCGCACCCACGCCGTGTCCCAGCGCTGGTACGCCTCGGTGCCGAGGCTCCACGGGTTCACGCCGCGCTTGTGGCCGGCGCGACCCGCCTCAAACCCATCGGTATCGATCCGGTGGAGCTCGTGGACGTTGAGCGCACGCAGCCCCTCGTCGACCGCGTCACCCAGATCCATTGTCGGCTGGAAGCCAACGGGTTTTGCGTTCCACGCCATCTGGCGGCGGTATTCGAGATCCTCGGCCTCACGGTCGGTGCCGGATCGCTCTAGGTCGTTGCGCGCCCGGTCAAAGCCGCGGAGGTTGATGCCGGCCTGTTTGATCCGCAGCCGCAGCTTTTTGCGCGCGTTGCGGATCGACAACGATTCGTCATCGAGCGCGTCCATCTCGGCGTGAAAGCCGAGGCTGATCGCCTGCGTGACCTCGTTGCTGTTGGAGAGATGCTGCGCGGCATCGGAGAGGGATTCGGCCATTTCGGAACCTAACCTGCGCTGGGGGAAACGAGGGGCTCCGATCGGGGTTTTGGCCCGCCGGTTAGCCCCGGCGGAAACTCATGCGGCCACCTCGCGGGGAGTGGCGCGGATTATCTCGTCGGCAGTGACCTCGCCGCCGCACGCAGAGACGATCGCCTGCAGCACATCAAAGGACGGCTTGCGCAACCCGGATTCGATGCGGCTGAGCGTCGATTTTGCGATCGGCGGTTTGCACCGCGCACCCATCGCCTCAAGGGTCAACTCGTGCCGTCGGCGATACGCGGTTATGGGGTGTTCGTAGACTTCTGCGCGGGGTGTCATCACCCGACATCGTTCCCCTGACGGCAACCCTCGTCAAGGAGATGTTGATTTCTATGCAACCACTGTGCATCTATTGCGGACGAGTTGCGGCTATGGCAACTTACGCGCCAACTTAACACAGGTTATGAATAACGATGGATGACACGCCGTCCACACACAAACCGTCACATTTCCTGCGGGAATGGCGCGAGCACCACGGGCTAAGCCTCGGGCAGATGGCGAAGGAGACGGGGTTCGCCAAGTCGACTTTGTCGCGGATCGAGAACGACAAGCGCCCGTATTACAAGGAAATCCTTGAAGCGTATGCGACTGTGATTGGATGCACCACAGGCGATCTAATCACCCACCAGCCGGGCGATGCCGCCGAACTGTGGAAGGTGCTTGGGCGGTGCTCGCACACCGAGACGGCGCGGGCGCTGCGGCTGATCAAGGCCGTTCTCGACAATCACGTCGAATAATTACGTTTTGTTACGCAAAAGTGTAGTGCCAGTTGCGAGATTCGTTGATAAGACGGAGAGGTGACCAAAGAAGAACGCTGGCAAAGCCTGGTCGACAATCCCAACCCGGAAGCGCTCTGGTTGGCTGTACGCCGCCTCTCTCCGAAAGAATTCTTCGAAATCCTCCCCCTGGTGGCGACCGCGGTGGCCGGGCTCGCGGCGCTGGAAGCCCCGGTAAACGGCGAGGTTCTCATCGCACTGCGCCGCGAGACGATGCTGGCGGAGGTCATGCTGCACCGGCTGAATTTCGATTTTATGGGGGTGGAGCGCCACCCCGAGGCCGATCTCTCGGCTCCGGTGCCGCCGCGGTTCCAACGTTTTCTTTCGGGCAACACAGGTTAACTTGCCCTGTTGCCACGCGGGGAACAATTCGGGTAGGATCGCGACATGGATCGCGAGCGCCCCCTCACGCTCGAAGAGGTTTGTGAGCACTACCGCATGTCGGAGCGCGCTGTGCGCGACGTCGTGCGCAAACATCAGGTTCCCGTCTTAACCACCGGCCGCGGGCGAGCGATTCGCTTCGACTCGATAGCCCAGGCAAAATTTGAGGAGGCTCTACGAACATGTACCTCAACGTCAAAGAGCGACCCGACCGTCCAGGCGTCTACCAAATTGTCGGCACCGTCCCAGGATACGAGTTCCTTCGACAGACTCCTCGGAAGATCGGCCGCGACAAAGCCGCTGTCGAAGCCGAAGCGGCGCGCCTCGAGGCCAAAATGCTCCGAGACAAAACAGCCGCCGACCTCGGGCTCGAGCGCCCAAGTGATCGCGATCGGCCGCTCTCGGACATCGCCGAAGCTTATCTAGAGCATGAGCCGCGCCACCCGTCGCAGATCAAGCGGGTTAAGGATATCGTCGCCGCGCTGGGCAGGGGCTTCCCGGCCGCCGATGCGGTCGGTGACGCGGTGGTCACCCGCCTCAAGAAGGCGATGCTGCGCGACGGGGTCAATGCCACGCCGGCAACGGTGCGGGCGAAGATCGTGACGCCGCTGCGCGCGGTGATGAACTTCGGTGCCGACAGCAATCCGCCGATGTGTGCGCGACCGAAATATAAACTGCCGACGATCGAGACACCGGATACCGATTTTTTTCGTCCGTCTGAAGCGGTGCGCTTCCTCGGTGCCGCGTCCCGGCATTTCCGCGACCTTTGCCTGTTTTGCTTTTGCTGCGGGGCGCGGATCGGCGAGGCGCTGACGCTCGATTGGAACGAGGTCAACCTGCGCGCCGCGACGGCGACGTTCCTCGGCGAGAAGACCAAGATGGGGAAGACCCGCATCGCGGCACTGCCGCCAGTCGGTATCGAGTTGCTGGCCGGGTTGCCGGGCGACCGCACCGGGCCTGTCTTTATGTGGGAGACGGTGGCGCGGGCTGACGGCAGCGTCAAACGGCGACGCCCCTACGCGTTTCAGGCAGTGGAAAAGGGCGGCGACAAGGTGCTGCCGCCGAGCGGCCCGTCGATCGGCACCGGGTGGCGCAAGACGCTACTGCGGGCCGGGATAACCCGGAAGCTGACGCCGCATGACATGCGCGCCAGTTGGGCCTCGTGGTTCTACGCGATCCACCACGACCTCGCGGCGCTAAAGGAAGAGGGCGGCTGGGAGAGCTACCGGGAGGTCGAGATTTACCGCCAAACGGTAGCCTTTGGCGAAGAGCGGATCATCGGGCAGATCTGGGGATTGCCGGCTGCGCTCGTCGAGCAAGCCGAAGCGCGCAACCAGTACAATCGTTACACCCTGATTGCACCAGGCACTGAGGCGGCCAGGATAAATAACTGATCAAAAAGCAGAAAATGACGGTGAAACACATGTCCGGCGGGCACCAGCATGCTGACGAGCTATAATCCAGATTTCCTAGGGTTTCTGCGGGTTTTCGCCCATATCTGGGCGCGCTTGAAAACGCTCAAACACGCCCAAAAGAGAACAAAAACGGCCAGCCATTACACCAGGGTTACACCAAATTGCACCGCCCGTTCGCCTGACGTTCCCCCGCTGGCGCATCCCGAGCGGCTCGTCTGGGGGCAGTCCCTGAGCCGGTAGGGAGGGTCGCCGATGATCGCGCGACGGCTCAATGTCGAACAGGCGATGCTCGACGAGGTGGGCGCGCCGCTTGCGTCGATCGAACGCCGGCTTGGCGACGAGTTGATCGCGGCGGCGCGCGACACGGTCAGCGCCTGGTATGTGCACTCCCCGGCGACCCGCCGGCGGATGTTGCGGAGCGCGATCATGCGACTCGAGGAGTTGGTCGGGAGGCCAGAGTGACCCCGGCGCGCTATTTCCTGATGCGGCTGCGGCGCGACGGCCCGCTAGTGCCGGCCCGCCTCATCGAGGTCGACCACGAACCCGGGTGCCCCGACAACCCGCGCGATCGGTGGCCGGCGACCGTGTGGTGCGCCGACGTGGCGGGCGAGGTGGTGCCGCCCGAGCTCGTTACCGAGCGGTTCTACTGGCAATCCCCGCACTGGAAATACCTGCAGCCGATCAGCGAGGCCGAATATCGCTATCAACTCACCCGGCTGCGCTGGGCCGAGGAGCATCGCCCTGACGCGCCCGAGCTACGACCGCAGCGCAAAGTCGATCCGCGCCAGGTGCCGCTGCCCGATTTCAGCCGGGAGAACACCGCATGAGCGACAACCAGCTTGCCCGCGAACTCGAGCCCGGCATCGGGCACAATCAGCCGCCGCTCGGCGAGCGCCTGGCCGAGGAGGTGGCGCCGCTCAAGGCGCGGCTCGAGGAGCTCGCCGGCGTTGCCGCGACCGCGATCATCATCGACGACGAGAGCGCGGCCAAGATTGTCGATCTGGTCGGGCTGTGCCGGGCCCATCGCGGTGAGGTCGAGGCCCAGCGCAACGCCGCGCGCGCGCCTTATACCGAGACACTCAAGACGATCGACCAAGCCTATAAGCCGATCGCCGACGCGCTGACCGAGATCATCGGGGTCGATGCGCGCAGCGGATTGCGCGGCACGCTGACCCTCTACGAGCGCAAGCGCGCGGCCGAGGCGCAGGCCGAACGCGACCGCATCACCGCCGAACAGAATCGCCGCCAGGCCGAGGCGGAAGCCGCCCGGCGCGCCGCCGAGGAGAAGAAGGCGACCGGCAGCGGCAGCGTCGCCGAGGAGCTCGCCGCGATGCAGGCCGAGGACGCCGCCGAGCGGCTCGGCCGTCAGGCTGCGGGGATCCGCCCCGAGCCGGTGCGCGCCGCCCTCGGCCAGGTATCGACCCAGCGGCAGATCGTTTGCGAGATCACCGATCTGCGCAAAGCCTGCGGCTGGCTCATCAAGTCGCCGCTGGTGCCGACTCTGAAACAGGTCGTCAAGGAAATCTTCACCCGACACCTGCGCAACCTCGGGGTCGACACGGTGGCGCGCGGTGTCGACATCCCCGGGGTCGAGGCGAAGATCGAAAACGTCGCGAGGGTACGATGAACGAGGTGATCGAGCGCGCCTGCCGCGCCGCTTATATGCGCCACTGGTTTGCGGCCGATTTTCTGGCGGGTGAGCGGCAAGCGCCGGTCTGGGAACATGCCAGCGACCAGGTAAAGGCGTGGGTGCGCGAGGGTATGTGCGCCGCGATTGCCGAACTGCGCGAACCATCGGCGGCGATGGCCGCGGCAGGAAAAAACGCTTCCCTCGCCGAAGGCGCGCACGATTGCGAGGTGCCGATGTCCGATGTCTGGCGCGCGATGGTCGATGCCCTCCTTGGCGCCGCAAAGGTCGAACACGAGGAGGTGTCGTGATGGCAGCACAACCACAGAGCCCGCTGGCGCTTGCGCGGCGCGCCAATGTCGAGCGCATCCAGGCATTCCAGACCGAACTCGATAAGTTTGCGCCCTCGATCGAACAAGCGCTGCCGGCGCATGTCGACATCGACAAATTCAAGCGCGTCCTCGTGACCGCTGTCGCCACCAACCCCGACTTGCTCTACGCCGACCGGCGCACGCTCTACAATTCGGCGGTCAAGGCCGCAGTCGACGGGCTGATGCCCGACGGCAAGGACTGCGCGCTCGTCGTCTACAATACCGAAATCAAGATGCGAAACCCGGGCACCGGGCTCGACGAGAAATTCCGCATCGACGCTGTGCAATACCTACCAATGGTCGCCGGCATCAAGCGGCGGATGACCAACTCTGGCGAGGTGCTAACGGTCGAGGCCGAGGTGGTGTGCCGCAACGACCGGTTCCGCTATGCGCTCGGCGACCAGCCGTTCATCGAACACGAACCGCCCGCGCTCGGGGAGGAGCGCGGCGAGATCATCGGTGCCTACGCGATCATCCGGCTGCGGAACGGCGGCATCATCCGCGACGTGATGAGCCGCCAGCGAATCGAACAGGCGCACGGGCAGTCTCGGCAAAAAGAAGGGCTGATGTGGACGAAATTCTACGACGAGGCTTGCTGCAAGACGGTGCTCAAGCACGCCTCGAAAGACGCGCCACAGTCGGCCGAGATCACCAGGTTGTTCGACCGCGACGACGAGCCGCCTATCCTCGACGACATCCCCGGTTTTCCGGCGATCGAGCGCACGCCCGTGCCGCCCGAGCCGGTGCGCCCGACGGTGATCGAGCACGAGGAGGACAGTGAGCCGACCTTTGCCGTCATCGATCTCGACGGCAACGAGCTCGACCTATCCGCCGGTGCCACCGACAAGGCGCTGCGGCTGTTGTTGGAGGAAGCGGCGCGGCGCGGGCTCGGCGCGCTCGATGGTTGCTACGAAACCAACCTCGCGACGATCGAGGCGCTGGGGAAGCAGATCGGCGGCGACCTGGCGGTGCTTTACCGCGGGCTGCGCGACATCGCCGCTGAGCGCGACACCGCGGCCGGGCGGGCGGAGCGCGTAGGAGGCCCACAGACGAGCGAAAGCGCTGAACGCCCCGCAGCAGGGGGGAATCCCGTTCCGCCGCCCAGCGCGCCACCAGCGCCGCCCGCAGGCCCGCCGCCGCGCCCTACTGCCGCGCCTGCCGCGAGCGCACCGGGTGCTACCTCCACGACCCCCGCCCCGGCGGCTGGCCCCTCGTCTACTGGTGAACCGGTGCCGTTTCCCCTCGACAACCCCACCGACGAAAGCACAGAGGATGGTGCGTTCCGCGTCGACGATCCGCCCATGCGGTCTGGCAGGCGCGATTGGCGCGCCTGGTCGGTGGCGATCTTCCAGCCGCGGATGCGCAAAGACATCAACAACTCGACCGACTTTGCCCTCTTCCTCGCCGACAACGACGAGAACCTGCGCGCCGCCCGCAGCGGGCTGACCAGCGGCGACGCCAACGCGCTGGAACGCGCGATCGAGGAGAAGTGGCGGGAGCTCGGCTGATGGATGATGACGAAGCTGTACGGGCGGTCGGCCCGCTCGTCGAGAAAATCCGGCCGATCCTCGCCGAACAAGATCCCGGCATTCAAGGCGCGGTGCTGTGCGACCTATTGGCGATGTGGCTCGCCGGGTTCGTTGTCCCGGGTGATGTCGAGGCGACAAAGAAGCTGCGCGACGAGCTTTTAGCGGCGCACGTTGCCGAGGTTCCTGGATTAATCGCGATCAACGCCAAGATGATCGGAACCGACCTCAGCGAGGATTGACTATCTGCGTCGTGGTCGGCTTGCCGCCGCAACTGTGGTCGCGCTGCTGGCAGTTGACCGTGGAGTTAAAGACGAAAACGGCGGCGCACAGGTCAGGGTTGGCGTCGCCAGGTTCGCACCCGGCTAGCAGCAATCCGAGCGCCACGAGGATCAGCATCCGCGTCATGGCGGTGCCGCAGCGGCTGGCGGTGCCGCCTCTGGCTCGGGCGGCGGCGCACCCAGCCACTTATTTACCTTGGCGTAGATCCCCCGACCGACGAGGTGCGCGATCGGCGCAAAGGCACCGCACGCGATCGTGAGGACATCGGTCGGCGGTGGCCACACCGGGTGCACGAGCCACTGCAGCACGATGACGCCGGCGGTCGTCGGCAGCGCCACCGACGTGGTGTTCTGCACCGACCAGCCTGGCGTGCCGTTCGCCATCTTTACTGTTCCCGCCAGTTCGTGCCGTCAGAGGTCACGCCCAAGGTATTCGTCCCGCCGCCGGCGACGATCGAGCCGAACGTGACGGCGGTCGCGTCGCTGACCGAATAGTGCCGTCCTTGATTTGACCCGGCGGCCGGCAGCAACGAGACGGCGGTCGCCGTCGGGAAATCGCCGCAGTAGTTGGACGGGACAGAACCGTTGACGCTGCCGGGGAAGCCCGAGTTCGGGTGCGCCCCGCCGGTAAACAGGCAACCACCGACCCCGACGTATTTTGGGCCGGTCGTACCCGCGAGCCCAGCGCCGTTGATCGTCGTGCCGGCGGTGCTTACCCGACTGCCATTGTTGTAGATGAAGGCGGTGTGGAAGCTTGCGGCGTTGTTGAAGGTGATCGTCGCGGTGGAGAGGAGATACCCACCGTTATTGTAGACGAACATGTTCGGGTTAAAGCTCGGCCCGACAAGGATCGTGCCGATCAGGTTGACCATCCCGGTGTTGCCGAGTTGCGCGAATGTCGAGGCATTGTCGAAGGTCAGCAGTTGCACCGTGCCTTGGACATCGACGACCGCGGCTTGCGCGGAGTAAATCGCATTTGCGCCCGTACCGGCGACCCCGATCGAGACATCCTGCAACTGTAGCTCGCCACCGTCCTTGACGTAAAAGCCCGTCGCGCCGGTGGCTAGGCTGATGGTCGTCGAGGCGTACCCGGCCCCGGCGACCCGGGTCAGGGTCAGCGCGCTGCCGCCCGAATTGCCAAGGATCGTGCAATACGCGCCGAACGAATCGGGGGTTGGGGAATAGGTACCGGCGGTGAGGTTGATCGTCGCCCCACCGCTGATCGCGGTATTGATGCGCTGCCTGACGGCGCAGGCGTTCGGCAACGAACACGGCGCGGATTGGTTCTGGCAGGTCGTGTTGGTATCGACGCCGCCCGGCGCCGCGTAGAGCTCTAGCGGGCCTGTCGTGCCGCAATAGCTGTCGTAGCAGGATCCGGTGCCGAGGATGAACCCAACGGATGTCGGGTTGGTGTTCGGGATGAACGCGAAACTATTGCTGCCGGTGAAGATGCTCGAGTTGCTCTGGATGTTCGCAAGCTGCCCAGAGCCGCCGGATACGATTAAGCCAGGCCCGGGGAAACTCACGCTGGAAAGATCGACATAACTGGCTTTCGACGCCTGGATGAAATTTGCCCAACTGTAGTTTCCGGCGAGCAACATAAGCGATGTGCCGGAAAAGGCGGTAAACTCTCCTCCATTCCCGACCGACAGAAACGCGCCATGCCCGTTCCCGTCGTGTGCGATGTAGATCGTGCCGTCGTGCAGGCGGACATGCCCACCGTAATTGACGTTGATCTGCGGGATATCCCCCGGGGTGCCGCCGCCCGAATCGGTGCCGTTGATTACCGTTTGGTCGCCGAGATATAGCGTCCCGTTCCGCTGAGCGGAAAACAGCCCGCCGGGGCCGGTCGACCCGACCGAGATGCACTGCACGTAAATGACGTTGTACGGCTCTTCGACGTCGAGAAACGTCGCCGCATTCATCAGGATGGTCGCGCCGTTCTTGTTGTTGCACGTTCCGGTGCCGTTGTAGTTGCTGAGCTCCCCGGTGATCGTGACCCCGAGATCGCCGTTGTGCGAGTTCATCAGCCCGGCGGCGTGGAGTTGCTGTGCATCGCCGTTATAGGTGCCGGTGCACATGACGATGTAGGCGGGGTCTACACCGCGCAGATCCATGTTCTGCAGCATGTAGGTATAGGCAGCATTCAGGGTGGCGAACGGAGCGCCAGCGCCGCCGCAGCCGCCGAGCCCGTCGTTGCTATCGTTGCCGGTCAGCGAAACGAATAGTGCGCTAAGGGTGGCGCCGCCGGGGGTTACCTGACCCCACCGCTTCGGGGTGATCTGCGACGGCGACCAGGCCGAGCCGAGGTTGGTCAGCGTGATGGTTTGGCCGGATTGCAGGATCGGATTGGTGTAGGCACTTCCCGTGATGACGATGGTCTTGCCGCGGCCGGGAAACGGCTCGTCGTTCGACACAGTGATGGTGCAACCGGGGTTATAGCCCGCTGCCGCCCCAAAGGTGATCGGGTAGAAAGCGTTGCCGGCGGCGCTCAGATGATTGGAACAGTCCGTCGACTGCGCTTGGTAGGTGGCGGAATTCGCCTTTACGCTGCCGCAATTGCCCAGCGCGGTACCCTGCATGTTGTTCCAGCAGGCTGGCTGACCAACAACGCTCGGATTTGGGCCGACGATGCCGCCGACCGCGAAGGGAAACTGGTAGGTTTGCCCGTTGACGCTGAACTGCAGCGGCAACGGTGATGCGCCGCCTTGGGCGCTGTACGTCAGCAACCCGCCGCCGAGCGAGTTCGCCCCGAGGCAGAAGATGTGATAGCCCGGCCCGACGCTATCTCTGATGCAAAACGGCAGACCGGTGTTGGTGATGCCGATCTCGGTATAATTGCCGGCGAGGGCTGGCCCGGCATCGCCGACGATCGCGGCCGACCCGGGGGTCTGGTTCTGTAGCAGCACCACGCCGTGACCGGGCGTCAGCACCCCGGTTGAGTAGACCGGTGCGTTCGTCTGCGCCGACGCCGTGCCGCTTATCAGCCCAATCGCCAGTGCGAGGACTGCGAGTACCAACCGGAACATGTCAGTAAACCCTGCCTTCGAAGAAAACGGCGGCGGTGCCGATGGTCAGGGCGAAGCACCCGGTCGTGCTGTACGCGACGACGACCCCGTTCACGAACGGGATGGGCACGCCGGGCGATAGCTCGATATTGAAATAGGCCGGCGTCGTGCTGCCGATCGGGAGCACGTAGCACCCCTTGAGGCACCCAGCCGCGTTGGTGCTGCCGCACGCGGGTAGCGTGCCGTTGGCGGGCAGCGTCGTTCCATCGATCAGCAGCACAAATCCGGCGGCCCCGGTATTGACCGCACCGAGCGTGTAGAGATTGCCGGGCCCGACGCCGCCGCCATTGTTGTTGAAGATGTGGCTCGCTTCCGCCGCGGTCGATTGCTGTTGTGCGAGTGCCTGGCCGGATGCGCCGGTCGCCACCGACGTCACCGCCGCTCCCGGTGGCCCCGCTGCCGGTTTCTGCGCGCTCGCCGACGCGGCGATCAGGCAGAGGAGAAGCGCGAGTACACGGGTCATCGCCGCCTCCGCGCCCAGATGCTGCCGTTGGCATTCATCGTGCCGCCGGTGAAGATCGGGTTTAGGACGGAGAAGATCGTCTGACCGGGCTGCGGGACTGCGTACCGCTTCATCCCGCTGGACATGACCTGTTCGGTCGCGGTGGGGAACGTCAGTTGCAGATTGGTGGTTGACGGATCGTCCTGACCGGGGAAAGCGGCCACCGTATTGGTCGAGAGGATGAGGGCGGTCGGGATGCAGCCGGCTTGCGGCAGGATGTTGGTATGCGCCCACACATCCCAATCGCCGGCCGTCAACCCCACCGAGACGACCGTGTTGGAGATGCCGCTCGTCATCGAAACGGTGTTCGCCTGGTTGGTCTGTAGCTCGCCGACATTGCCCGCCGCAGCGTTGTCGTTGGTCTGCGTTCCCGGGATCTGCCCCGTCACGTAGCCGCCGCCTGGCGCGTACCAGTTGCCATCGGTGCCAAGCAGGATTTCGCGGGTGAACCCGGCCGCCACTGCGGCGGTCGCCTGGCCATTGATCAGCGGCGTGAGGGCAAATCCTACCGAATAGGGAGACGGCGTGATGGTGATATTCCCAGACCCCGACGCGAACAGCGTGGTGACGAAATTCTCGTAGAAATCACCGACTGTGCCGGGTGCGGGCAGCGTGACCGCGATCGGGTTGTTGCTCGTGAAAACCAGGGTGCGGTCGCAATCATCGCCTGAGATCGTGTAGCTCGTGGCGGTGATGACCTTCCCGCGCGGGATATTGGTGCGGCGATTAAACCCGGCCATCGCGCTAGACTCCCGGTGGCGCGTACCAGTTGCCGTCGGTTCCGAGCAAAATCGTCCGCGCGGTGCCGGTGGTAACGGTCGCCGTCGCCGCCCCGTTGATCAGCGGCGTGGTTCCCCCGGTCGGATACGGCTGCGGCGTGATCGTCACGGTGCCGGTGCCGAGCGCGAAGATCGCCATGTTGAAATTCCCGGTGAAGCCGCCGGCGGTGCCGGGGCCGGGCAGGCTCACCGCAATCGCGCTCGAGCTCGTGAAGACGATGATGTTGCAACGGTCGCGCTGACCGATCGTGTACGTGGTGGCTGCGACAACCGTGGTGGTCGGCGAGTTGTTCGGGCAATACGCCTGCGCCCACGCGCCGCTCGTCAGTAGCAACAGCGCGAAGAACGCGCCGAGAAGCGTTTTCATCGCGACGCTCTCCCCCGTTTCCCTTTAGGGCGACTGCCACCGCCGCCGCGGCTGACCGGCTTGCGGGCGAGTTCGCGCAGTTGCGCCTCGCTCATGTTGGTTTCGGTCGATTGCCCCGCGCGCTTGCGCCCGAGCTCGGCCCCCGCGAACTTCCGCTGCCGTTCCGAGGACGCGCGTTTTGTCGGTTTCTTACCCGGCATTGCCCCCTCGCCTAATGCTGAGCCACAGCGCCGGTGCGATCACCAGCGCCCCAAAGAGCCCGAGGCCGATGAGGCGCAGCACGCTCGGGTCATCGAGCACGCGCTGCCACAGCCACACCGCGGCGCCGAGCGCGAGGAGCGCGGGCGCGCGATCGAGCAAGTAGGCGAGGATGTGCAGCGCCAGCGCCGCGATTTGCTGCGCCGCAGCGGCTAGGGTCGCCTTCGCCGTATTGAGCGCTGTTTGCTGTTGTGCCAGCGCGGCAAACGTGCGTTCGCCGAGCTCGCGGGTTGCCGTTTCCATCTGGTCGACCCGCGGAACGAGCGTCTGGCTGACGCCGGCGCTGGCGGTCGCGACTTGATCGGCGCGCTGCGCGGTATCGAGCGCCGCCGTCGCGGTCGCTACCGCATGAGAGGAGTTGCCAAGCGCCCGGTCGGTGTCGCGCCGCAGAACGGCGAGGACGTCATCGCCGAGTTGCGAGTTAGGCGCCGGCGGGGTCGGTGGCGGTGCGGGAAAAGCTTCGGTAACATGGCGCTGGTCGTCATCGCCCGGCGCCGGCCGCTCGTCGAGGAGACGAAGCCTAGTGGCGCGCGCCATCTGCCTTGTCCTCGCTGCCGTTCGACATCACGCCGCGGTAGCGATCCCACGCCGATTTCGCCGGCGGCGGGGCGTCAACTCCAACGGTGCTGTCGCGGTAGGCGGAAACGGTTTTCAGCGTCTCCGTGATCTCGCGCAGGGTGGCGTCGTTGCCCTTCGCAAGCACGCGATCGACGGCGAGCTCCGCTAGCTGGTCGAGCTTCTCGCGGAGCGGATCATCTGCCGGCGCTGAGCGCCGCCGTCTGGTTGCCGCCATGTCGGCATAGAGAAAAGCGGCGGCTCAGAGGGTCAATGGACAGAACCGGTCGAAATCGGCTACTAACGGGCGACCGACTAGGGGATACCAATGCTGATACTCGAAATCGCCGCCGGCATTCTTTTGGCCGGGCTCGTGATCGTCGCCTCGCCCTACGTGCTGATCGGCGTTGGGGTCTTCGTAAGCGACATCATTCCACAGTGGATATACGAATATCAACGCTACCGGGCTCGCCGCTATTACGGCGACGACACCCCAGCCGGGAAGGCGTAGCGCCACGATATATCGGACGGGTCTGGCTGTTCCGGTTGTGCCAGGGTGCCCTGCACATAGCCGCTCATGGGTGATGTCGGAACCCGCGTTGGTGGGTTGACCTGGCGATTGTATCGGTTCCGCATCACGTCCTGATACCACCTCGACGCCAGCATGGCGCGCGTCGGCCACCGCATGCCGGTAGCGATGGCTGGCGCGAAGTGCCCGGTAGCTAATGAAGCGGTTGCCCCAGCCAAATCGAGAATGCTCCATGCTTCTCGCGCGCCAAAACTCTCTGGATCCTGCATCACTTTCCGAAACGAATCGTACGCATTGGCGATTTGCTCCATCTCGCCGCTCAGATTGCGCTTCAGCGCGCCCGATCGTAGGTTTGACACGCGGCGCGCACTGACATGGCCGTCGGCGAAGTTTGTCGCCAACTCGAGATCGTAGCTGCGGGCGAACAACTCCCGTCCCTGCCGAAAGTTCGCCAAGATCTGTTCTGCACGAGCACGGCGTGCAGGATCGATCAATGAGCTACGGACGACCCGCACCTGCGCATCACGCAGCCGCGCTCGTGCGCCCTGCACGTCGACCGGTTCTCCCGTAGCGCGCGACCCTTCACGCACCATTTCCTGATATCGCGAGATCTCTTGCTGGGCCGAATAAACATCCCTCATCGCGCGGATTTGTTCTGGGCTGTACATGATGGAGCGCTCGACCGCGTCTTCGAGTGCAATCGCCGCCTCGCGCTGCGCCATCCCAAGTTGATGGGCATGAGCGTCATCCTGCTTGCGGAAATTGCGGCCGGCTTTTTCGCGGAGCTCGGCGATCCGTTGGCGCACGGCAGTGGGCGAGTTGACCGGGAAGCGCGTCATATCTTGCCGCAACTCTACAACATCCGGGTTTTTCCTCGTTTCGGGGTATTCAGCCTCTAGCGCGTCCAATCGCGCACCAGCGCGAGAGATTTCCGCTCGGAAACGCGGGTCGGCGGTGGTCACAATCTCAGGCACCGCAGCTTCCAGTGCGCGATAGGCATTAATCGCCGGCTGGCGCGCCCGCTCAAACGCCGCCTCGTCGAGGAAAGTGCCCTCGGGCAAGCCGAGCGACCGCCTCGTGAGCCGGTCGGTGTTTTCCTGATTGTGGTAAGAGAACTCCTGTTCCTTTTTGATTTTCCCCGTCGCCGATATCAGATGCGAAAACAGGCTGGGCGATTCCGAGGCCATCTCAGGGGCGAGCCTGTATCCAGCGCCTTGCGCTCCCTCGACAGCCGGAAGTGGCCTCATCGGTGTCGGCGGCGGTCTGACCGTGTCTCTAACCGCGTCTCTGACCGCGTGCCCGCGGAACGGCATCACATCGGTAATGGTCTGCGCGGCCGGGCCGAGCGCTGCGGTGATGTTTTTGCCGAGCAAAGACTCGGATAGGCCATGTACGGCTTTCGCCCCGAGCCCGGGGATGAAACCGATCGCCTCTGAGATCCCGTGGCCGAACTTGTTTTCGGGGAGCTCGGTGGCATTGACGATCGCGTCGCGCACCTTCCACCACTGATCGAGGGTGCCTGCCGGGGCGACCCCGCCGGTCGCGAGGGAAGCCATCGCTGGGGCGGACGCAGCCAGATCTGCCGCAGCCGCGCGCACCGGGTAATCGAGTTGATTGACGATCGGCGCGATGAGCCCGTGGTACATCGCCTCGTCTGAGATCAGCGGGCCGCTGAACATCGGCTTTTCGGTGGACGGCGACGCCGCAGGTGCAGCCGGCACGTCGACCCAATTCCCTGCACCACCGGCTGGCGGTGCCGCTGGTGTGGGTGTCGCGGGTGTCGCTGGTACGTCAGTCCAAGCCATTACTGCACCGGGTTACCGTTCGCGTCGTAGACCTGTCCGGTACTCTTCCTGCGATACTGGCCCGATGCCGGATCTCGTTGCAAATCGTGCTGGTCTTGGAACGGCTTTAGCGACGGCGGGACGGGTGGCGCAGCCGCGGGCGCGGGTGCCGCGGCTGGCGCTGGCTGGCCGGGCGTGGGCGGAACCATAGTGCCGATCACCTTGAATTGCGCCGCTTCCGCCGCAGCCGAGACGATGCGCCCCTCGGTGATGACCTGTTCCACGCCGGCTTCGATTTGTCCTTGGGACAGCGCTGCGTTGATCGTGTCGCGCAAAGCATCCTTGTCGTGGTCGTGGATGCCGGTGCCGGTCGGGTTTGACAGCTTGCCGTAAGCGTTGACGAACGCATTGAGGGCGGCGCCGAACGCGATGATGTTGGGGTCGCCTTCCTGCCGATAAAACGCGTTGAGCGCCTCGTTGAACATCGGTGTGTCGGTGCGCGGGACGAGCTTTGAGGTACGCACCACCTCGGCGCCGGCCTTGATGGCTTCCTGTGAAAAGATCTCGGTCTGCATCGTCACGCGGCCAGCGGTGCGCGCCGCCGCCTCGGCTTCGAGCATACGCATACGGTTCGTAATCGTAATGCGAGCGGCGTCCGGCTCGTCTTTCAGCAATTCGCCGATCCGGTTTTCGACCTGAATACGCGCGATGCCCGTGCGCGGCATTGAGGTGATCGCCCCGGGGTCACCCATGATCCAGCGTCGCGCCAGAATATCGACCGCGGCGTCGCTCAGCTTCCCGCTCGCACGCTGCTTTTCTTCCGTCTCGCGATTTACGCGGGCATCGAAGCGAGCCTTGGCGATTTCGGGCCCGCTGGCGCCCGGGTGTGCGGCGACATAATCCGCCACGTCAGCATCAAGGACAGCCGACAAGTCGGCAACTTTGCCGCCTTTGACCTCAGTGGCGTATTTGCCGCGCAACTCGACGCGCTTCTGGGCGATTTGGAGGTCGTCAGCCTTCTGACCTTCGGGGGTCTTACGCCAAAAGTTCAACTCGGTTTCGACCGCGTTGTTGACGTCTCTCGCTGCCTGTCCGGACGGGCCACCTTTTCCTTGGTTTACCAAATCCTGCCGGATCGCGACCTTCTTCTGATCTTTTTGAGCATCGGTGGCGTTTTTACCCTCATCAGTCTGCAACCACGCCTGGTACTGGGAATTGACCGCGCGGTCGAGATCGCCGGCCGCCGTCGCCCCCGCGCCCTTACCCACCGGCATGCCCGGCGTCGGCTCCCACCGCCTTGAGTAGGGGTAGTACAGACCGGGGTTGCCTTCTTTATCGACCTGCGGAACCGGGCGATCGAGCGACTGCAGGCGATACCAATTGTTCATCTCCATTTCTTCGCGGTGGGTACGCGCCTGTTCGACCGCGTTGTACATCGTCGTTTGCCAATCGAGGACGGCTTTCGGCCCCTCGATCCGAGCCTGGTCGGCGAGTTGCTCCAACCCGGCCGCGCGCAAGTACAAATCAACCTGTAGCCTCTTTTCCTCGAGCGGCAGCTTCTCCTCGTCCATGATGTCTTTGACGCGGGTCGCGTTCATGTCCGCGACCTTGAACAACAGGTCGGTCTGCGTTTTCCAATTCTGGTAGGCGATCTTGTAGTTGTTGAGGTCGCCCGCGTTGTACGACTCGATCGCCGCCGCCGCCGCGTTCGCGCTCGCAAGCATCGGGTGTTTGGTCAGCGCGCCGCCGAGGATACCGATGATCGTGGCGAGTCCGCTGGCGTGCTTAATTCCGTCGATCTCGGGGTTTGCTGGCGCCTTGGCAATCGCCTTCATGGCGTTGTCCTGCGCCGCGTCGGCCTGGTCACGCGCCGCGAGGATGCGCTTCCTCATCTCGCCGATGTCGCCGTCCATCGAATTGATCTTCGCGGTTGCTGCCGCCACTCTCTTGTCGAGATCAGCCGCCTTCGTTCCGTAGAGCTCGTTTATTTTGGCGGCGCTATCAGCCCCGGGATACTGGATCCCCTGAGATCCACCCTGCCCGGTGACAGGCAGCGAGCCGCCGTGCGCGGCGTCCCACGGCGTCTCGCCGTACATCATCCAGCCGAGCTTCGTGACCGCCTTCTGCCATTCAGGCTTGGCCGACATCGCAGTCGGGAACCGCTTGATATCGATCCCGAGGCGCGGTGCCCAATCCTTCCAGTTGGTGTCGGTAATCTGCGCTGGGCCGCTCGCCGTATGGGTCGGGTCGTAGCGGAAATTCGGCACGTCTTTACCGCCGCTTTCGCGCGGCGTCATCTTCGCCCAGAACGCATCGAACCGCGGGTTCGGCTGCGCCAGGAAATCGGTAACGGCCTGCGGCGTGACGAGGGAACCGTCCGCTGGCGCGGTCGGCGTGGCGCTCTGCGTCGTGGTGGCCGCGGTGCCGCCGGCGGGCGTTGCCGGTGCTGGGGTAGCGGCACCAGCAGCCCCCGCGCCAGGCAGTGCGGCCCCGACCTTCGTCCCAGTGCCGATTACTCCCTGCGCCTGCAGTTGCCTGACCGCGCCATCGACTGATGACGCCGGATCCGGCGCGCGCTGCGGGGAACCGGGTGATGGGGTCAGGTAATTCGGCGTCGCGGGCGGCGGCGTGAAATTCTTGGTGTCGGGGGTATCTGTCGCGGTGGTGGCCATCGGTTACGCCGCCTTGGCGGCACCCGTGCCACCAGCGAGCGCCGCGGCGAGCCGCGCGATGGCGTCCTGCGTCGCCTTATCCTGCGCGATCTGCGTGTTCATTATCGTGGTGTAGAGCGGCGATGCTTGCCCGACCGCGTCGAGCCCGGTCTTCGTCGCGTCCACGAGTTCTTGATACCTTTGCGCCGCGACCCGCTGGTCGATGTTGGCCATCGCGTCGGCTTCCATGCTCGACCCCGAAAGACCCATCGACGCGTATGTGCTGGCCACCTGCGCCTTCGCCGCCCGCGCCGATGCGTCGAGCCCCGCTTGAGCTCCCGCTGGCAGCATGCCTGTCCGTAGCGAATCCGCCATCTGTTGGCCGGTCGTGTTCAGAAAATTGGCGTTTGCTTGCAGGCTGGATAGGCCAGGGATCTTACCTTGCCCCATGATCAACGGCAGCGCCGCTGCGCCGCCGGCGATCAGCGTGCTCGGGCTGGTGAGCGTTTTGCCGAGCCAGCCACTAATGCCACCGGTGTCACTGCCACCGCCAGCATTGGTAACCCCCGGTGAGCCGAGCGGAACCGGGTTACCGGACGCGTCTGTGGCCCAAGTGCCCGAGCCCGACCCAGACCAGAGCTTCGACAGCCAACCCCCAATACCACTACCGCTCGATGTCGGGCTAACGCCGCTGCCAGCCGTCGGCGTCGCTCCCGACAGGCTGGCAAATGGGTTTATCGAGGTGTTGTCGATCGCGCCCGTCGATGCAGCGAGCGGCGCACCGCCACCACCAGCCCCAGCACCAACCGCCGTTGGCGCGGCGGTCGATAGCGCCGTGCCGGTCGACGGTGCCGTCGCGGTGAGAGTGGTCGCAGCCGGGGTAGCTGCGGCGGCGCCCCCAGCGGCGGCTGCGGTGTCCGATGCAGCACCCGCTGCTGCGGTGCCCGCCGCTGCGGCGGTGTCCGATGCCGCGGCCGGCGTGGAACCGCCAAACAAACTCGTAAGGCTGGAGGCTGGGCCGCCAAGGAAATCGCCGCCGGCGAGGACGTTCCCGGCCCCGGCGGTCAGAGCGCCGATTCCACCGGATTCGGCGCCGCTGATTAAAGAGGGGCCGAGCTTTTCACCGCTCGCTAGGCCACCAGCCGTCCCGCCGAGGAAACCGCCGGCACCGGTCGCCAGCGCCAGCGGGATGGCGAGCTCCGGGGCGAAAACCGCAAGCCCGGCATCAGCCAGACCGCCGAGAATGCCGCCGATGCCGCCGCCGATGCCCGCGCCACTGCACATTTGGCCCGCCGCTCTTGCCAAGCGGGCAATAGAGCGAAGCGCTAAAGACGAGCGTCAATCGTGAAAACCAGCCGAAACTGGGCGGTTTAGCGCAGTTTCTTGATATAGCCGTAGATCGGGAAATCGAAGCCGATCTTCGCTGCGACAGCGTCGAGCTTGACACCTGTCGAGGCACCGTACTGGAACGTCACTGCGCCGATCTCTTCGGCCCACCGCAACCCGGCGCGGTAGATCGCGTCTCGCTCCTCATCGTTCGCCTCGAGCCGCTTCTTCACGACGAACGCATCGTAAACCGCCAACTCTGGTTCCCACGGGGTGCGCTCGGCGATCCACAGCCCCTGCGCCGAGTCGGTGCGCACGTAAAGAAAGCGCCCGCCGTTGGTCGCTTCCATCAGCAGCGGATAGATCGACTGCGGCGTGCAGCGCGGGAACCGGTGCTGGAACCGCGGCAAGCCCCAGCCGATGAGCTCGTCAATCTCGGCCGGCACCACGCGACGCGCGGTCGACCCCGCGTAGTCGCGCTTGGCGGGCGGGCGTTGGGTATCGATCGTCGCGGGTTCCGACGCATTCGCCATCGGATTGTCGGTCATCACAGGTAGCTCCAATTCCGGCTTGGGCAGCCGCGGTTGCTCGCCCATCTTCGGCAAACGCTGCGGCCGGGCGCGCTGATGCGGATTTTCTGGCGTCGGGTCGGCCCCCGGCGGTTTGCGGCCCGAGTCGAAGGGCGAGGGTCGCTTGCGGGTAAATTCGTCGAGGTTGATCATCCGTTCGTCGCTCATCGCTCAGATCCCAAGCAAGTTATGCGTGCGGACGTGCTCAGCCGCGTGAAGCTGAAAATAGTAAGCGACGGCACTCGGGTCATTAAAATCGATCGCCGTGTAATTATTCGTGCCGATCCCGGTCACCGACGCCATGTCGGCGTGCATCGCCTGGTGGCGTTGCAGAAACGTCGGGATGTCCTCGACCGGCAGCGGGTCGAGCACGTAGCTCGTAAGCAGCTTACCGTGCTGACGCTGGATCGCGAGGATGATCTGCAGGTGGCTGTCGGCGTTGGAGAACGACCATTCCGCCATGCTCCGCGGATCGCGGGGATCTGGGAGGTTGAAGAGGGTCGCGACGCTCACGGCGTCGAAACGTATAGTAAAAGCCCCGATTTAACAATCTGGGTATTTACCAGCAGTCGCCGCAAGAAGCCATCGGCGGTCGTCTCGGTAATATTCGGCGCGATAGTAGTATTGCCGTAATACCCCAGGCCGAAGTATTTGATTAAATAACAAAAATCGGACAGATGACTTAAGTTATGCTATAATACGTGCGTCGGCCGGGGTACGAGCCCGACCGACGCTTTGCTGATTGACAACCGAATAGGAGACTTAACGCGATGACCCTACCATACAACGACATCGACGTACACCGCCGGACGGGCACACGCTGGCCGGACGGCGAATTGCCCCGACTCAGCCGCAAGGAAGCGATCAGCGCCGCGAAGCGTTTATGGCGGCGGGCGATGGGTAAGGCGTGGCCCGGCACATGGCAACCAGGTTACGGCAACGTCCGCACCCGGCCGCGTGGCAAGGTGTTCATCGTCAATCCCGGTCAGGGCTGGCGCGACATCGTCCATGAGCTATCGCACTCAGCCTACGCCCGGCTCGTCGGGCACCGCCAACGTATGCTCTACCTTGGCAATGGCGAGTGGGCTGACACGGCGAGCGATCAACGCCGCGACAACTTCCGGCACGTCAGACGGTTCGACGGCGCTGGGCGGTATCGCCATCACACTAATGCTCACGCCGAGATCGAGCGCGAAATGATCCAGATGGTGCTCGATCAAGGCTGGCTCGGCGGCCGATTGAAGTAACGGCCGCCGCCTTCGGGGGGCGCCCGATCACGGGTGCCCCCTTTTTTTTCGTAAAGCCGGCGCGATGCCTCGAGGAGCGGCGTGCGGTCGGCAAACACCCACCACAGCCAGACCGCCAGAATAATCCAGTGCCACCACATTACACCTTCAGTCGGCGCTCCATCCCGAGCACCAGCACGTCGATCAGCGTGAAGTCCGAGCTCGTCGATGCCATCGAAAACCCGCTGGCGACCCCGTAATTGTCCGGAACCGCGGAACGACCCCAGCCCTGTTGGTTAGCCAGCGCCACGTAGGTGCCTTGCGTGATCGGCAGCGAGGCGTTGTCGGTGTCGATCGTGAAGCCAAGCGTTGAAGCGGTCGTCGACTTCCACAGCGCGTAGAGTTGCATCGCTTTCTTTTCGATGTGGATGCCTGGTGACGTATTGAGTTTCGCCTGCAGCGTCTTCTGGATCGTGCTCGTGGTGCCGTTCTGGAACAGCGGAAACAGCGTGGTCTGCCCCGAGTCGCAGCCCCAGGCGGTGATCACCGAACCCCACTCGTTGGTGCGAACTTTCGACAGGGCGGTCGACTGCGACGCTGTCCACCAGCGCTTGCTATCCCAGAGGAAGAGGCAGTTGCGCGGCGATCCGGTGATCGGGTCGGTGATGGGCATCAACAGCATAAAGCAATGCACACCGAAGATCTCGGCGACCGCCGCGTGCGGCAGATTGTTCGGGTTGATCGTACCGGTGCCGAAAACCCCGTCGAGCGGTGTCGAAACCTTCTGCACCGAGCCGCCGTAGATCGCGTGGATGCCGAACGAGTTCGCGATCATCACAGCGCGCGAGAAGACCTCGACGCTTTCCGGCCAGGGCGAGCCGATTTGCGGGTCAACGTTAAGGTTTGAGAACGTGGTGGTCGCCGGCGAGCCCGAGGTGTTGACGCCGCTGATGTAGTTCACGCTCGAATCACCGACGAGGTAGAGAAACCCGTTCGACTGCCGCAGCGCGCTCCACTGGAACTTCAGATCCGACTCGGTGGCCGGGAAGACGAAGCCACCGTCGCCGGGGCTGAAATTCACCGCCGAGCCGGGCGCGGTGCCGTAGGTTTTGGTGCCTTGGAATGTCGTCGTGACCCAGGCGCGACCGTTGAACGACTCGATCGAGCGCCCGTTGACCCCGAACGGCATTAACCGCTGCGTCGCGCTGGCGACGCCGCCGCCCGAAAAATAGATGTAGACGGGGCTGGTGTAGCCGGATCCGGTGAACCCGTGCGACAGCCCTTTCCCGAAATCGACGCCGTGGATGGCGCCCGTGTTGTCGAGGATAGCCGTACCCGACGCGCCGCTGCCGGTCGCCGACAGGAAATGCACATCCGGCGCCTCAAGATACGGGCCACCAGGCACCGTTATCGACACTGAGTTCTCGATAAGGACGCCAGACGTGATGATCCCCGACGCCACCAGCCCGCTGCCACCGCCGCCCGACGTCGAGATCGTCGGGTTCGTATAATTCCCGCCGCAGTCGATGACCTCGATCGAGGTGATGGTGCCGCCCGCGAGGCCAGTTACGATCGCGACCGCGCCGGTTCCCGTGGCGTCGGTGATAATGATCGACGGCACGCTGGTGAAACCGCTACCGCCGAACGTGATTTCAATTCCCGTCAACGCGCCGTTATTGACGCCTACCTGTCCGAACGCCGTCGCCGGCCCCCCGCCACCCGAGAACGTCAGAAAGACGAGTTGCGGATCGCCTGGCGTCCACCCAGAACCCGGTGACGTCGGCTGGACTTGCGTGACCTGGCCATTCGCCACCGTCGCCGTGTATGACGAACCGGAACCGCTGCCGCCGTGCGCGGCTACCGTCGGCGCGCTCGTGTAGTTGCGTCCGGTATCGAGGAGGGTGATCTCGGGGCCGACCGAACCTGACCCGTAGAGGTTGGCGCCGTCATACGCCCAGTAGGCTGAGAAGGCTTGCTGCGTCGCGATCAGGAGGTAATTGGTGCCGTACTGCCGGGTGCCGGGGATGGTGCCAGCGGGTGGCGCAAAGGTGCCGGCGGGTGCGATCGTGGTCGTCGTGTTCGGGAAGATCGCGTAATCGGCCGCGCTACCGTCCGACAGGAAAACGATCGCGTGCGGGCCGTTGTTGACGATGGTCGACGCCAGGCCAAAGAAATCGTAGTGCGTGATCGTGAGGCCGCCGGGGCTGGTGTAGGCGGTCGGCCCACGATCCGGCATGGCCCGCAGGTTGTGCGGGCCGAGCGGCATGAGGTTATCGCACCAGGCGACCTTGGAGTCGTCGATACCCGGCCGCGGCGGCTTGGTGTCGATCCCCTCCCAGCCCGCAAACTCGTAGAAAAGCGGGTTATTCGGAAGACCGGGAGTACGCGGCGGTGCCGCGGGAAGCGATCCCTGCTGCCCCTGCGCCACTTACGCCGCCTCGATCCTAAGCATTCTCAGCGCAAGGACGATCTCGCCGATCCGCTCTTCGATAAACGGCACCAGCACGTCGCGGTCGAGCGCGATGTTGGTCTGAGCCTGCTGTCCTTGGTAGCCGTGCGCCGCATCGGTAACGATGAGATTGGCCGACTTGAACACCTCGCGCTGCGAGCGCGACAGCGCCTCGCGCCACACCAGCAACTCAGCTTTCAGCTTATGCGCCTGTTCCAGTTCATCGAGGTTCATCACACCCGTCCGTAGTAGGAGCTCGCGTAGCCCGGCTGCGCGAAGGCGCGCGCTCGCCGCATCTCGACTTGGAAGAGTCCGCCGGTGCGCTCGTTGAAGTAGGTGTTGGCGAGCGGCAGCATCTGCGGGATCTCGGCGGCCTTGGAGAGGAGCGTCAGGTGCGCGGCGAAGTACGGCACCGCGCGGCGCCACGGCTGCGGGATCGCCTCGTAGGTGGTGTCGTCGGTGAGCTCGACCGGCAGGCAGATGCAGTCGGCCGACATCTGGTAGCTTTGGTCTGGCAGCGGATAGAGCTTGTACGAACCGTCGACACCCTGACCGAACTGGCAGCACCACACCGGCGGGGCAAAGAAACTCGCGACGTACTGGCGGATCAGCGCCTGGTATTTCGAGAAGCTCAACCGGCTCGCCGACCACTGCCAGTTCGCCCAGACGAAACTCACCGAGCGGATCGCCAGCACCGACCCGACCCCGGCGAAGCCAGCGATCGGGATGTCGGCGAAGGCGTACTCTTCCTGCCCGAACACCGTTTCCCACAGCGGGCCGAGATTGGCCTTGATGACGGCGCCCGAGCCGGTCGGGTCGTTGACCGTCACGCTTGGCGCGAAATACCCGGCCCCGCCGACCGTGACCCCGGCGGTGGCGATCTGCCCGCCGAGTTGCATGCAGATCCCGGTCGCCTGCAGTCCTTGCGGGTACGGTTTCGAGCCTGACGGCGCATCGGGTGCCGAGATCGACAGGGTCGGGGCGGTGTAGTTGATCCCCGGCTGCAGCACCTGAAGCGTGTAGATCGACGACTGAGACGGTGACAGCCGCCGGATGCACTGTCCCTGCGCGGCGACCTCGGCTCGAGCGATGTTGATGAACTCGATGAGGTCGTCCTCGTTGTAGAGCGCCATGTGCTCGTCGTAGCCAATGAGCCGGCGCACCTGTTGCAGGTAGTAGTAGAGCGGCGGGAGGAGCGTCGCGGCGGTCATTGCGCCGACCTCGGGACGATCGCCCCGGTGAGCGGCGTGCGCTGCGATGCCAGCGCCGCACCACGACCGCCAGGAAAGCTTCTCGGCTGGCGCGTCGGCGTGGTGAGTTGCGTGCCGCGCGTCTCAAACTTCTGGTATTCGCCCCACATCGCCGCGGCGGCGTCGGGCTGTCCGACGCTCAGAAACGCCAGGTACGCGGCATAGAACGGCACCGCGTCAGTCCACGGCAGTGGTAGCGCCTCGGGATCGGTGTCGAACGAGAGCGGCGACGGGTACGCCACCGCATCGATCTGAATCGGGTATGCTGCATCGGGCGCCGGCGCGAACCACAGCGTGCCGCTGAGCCCGGGTTGCAGTCGGCTTGTGATGACCGGCGGGCCTGGAACCGGCGCGGATCGACACAAGAAATAGGCGTCGAACCACTCCCAGGCACGCATCTCTAAACGCCGGCGCCCACCCGTGACCAGCCCGAGATAGGCGACCCGCACATTGCCCACGCCAGCGATCCCCGCCGGGACGGTCGGTGCCGCCGTCAGGGTCATCGCCGTGAAGCTATACGGTTGCTGGGCAGCGATCATCGTCAAAGCGGCCGGCTGGCGCAGGCATTCGGCCGCCAGTGCGATCTGCACCCGGGCGTCATTGACATAGAAGTCAATGTCGCCGATCGGCACCCGCACCTGGCCGACGTCGTGAAGAAGGCGCTGGGTTTGCTCGCGGTATTGGAACAGCATCAGCGAGTTCCCCCAGGTGGCGGGGCTGTCGGCGGCGTAATCGGCCGCGCCTGCGAGGCGATCATCGCTCCCTCGCCCCCCGGGTATTGCCCCGGCAGCACGGTCGGCGTGCTCATCGCCCGAGCTCGAGCAACGAACCGCTCGAAAAGCTGGTAGTGTCGCTCAGCGGCGTCGAATTCCTCCATCGCCAGCAACGCCAGGTAAGCCGCGAAATACGGCACCGCGTCGGTGAAGGGATACGGCAGCGCCTCGGGGTCGGCGTCGGTGACGAGGGCGGTTGGCGTCAACACCACGTCGAGCGTCAGCACCCCGACGGTGTTTGGCGCCGGGCCGAGATAGAAATGCCCCGGCTGGCCTGGCGACAGTTGTGCCCAATCGACCGGTGGCCCGGCCCCGGCTCCCGATGCGATGTAATAGGTGAACAGCCATTCCCACGTTCGCGGGGTTAAGAGTTTGCCGCCGAACGCCATTTGGCGCACAGCCAACGCTGGGCCTGAACCCACCGGCGCGTTCGCGTATGAAATCGCGGTGAATAAATAGTCGGCCTCGCCACTGATGGTATTAAGCGTTCCCAGCGAGCGGATCGCTTCGCCTTCGCCTGCCGTCTGGTTGCGGGCGGTGTTGATGTACGAGTCAACGTCTTGCAGGTTGACGCGCGCCTGGATGGTGTCGTGCAAAAGCCGCTGCACTTGCTGGCGGTAAGCGAACAGCATCACCCACCCCCGCCAGCGGCTGGCTGTTGTCCCGGCGCGGTGATCGGCCGCGCGGCCCCGGCAATCGCCGCGCCAGGCCCGCCGGGGTACTGCACCGGTAGCGCCGTCGGCGTCGACATCTGGGTGGCTCTGGTTTCAAACAGCACGTAGCGCTGCAACATGCCGTCAGCGTCGGCATAGCGCTGGGCGTTCAAGAGCGCGAGGTAGGCGGCGTAGTACTGCACCGCCTCAGTCCAGGGGTATGGCAGCGCCTCGGGGTCGCTGTCACTGGCGAGATTGATCGGGTAGCCGACGCAATCGGCGCTGATCACCAGCGTTCCAGCCGGTGTCGGATTTACGAAGAACGAGCCGTTAACACCCTTCTGGATGACGCTAAAGGTATCCGGCGTACCTTGTGCGACCGAGCGCGGCCCGTTTAAGCAATACGACCAAAACCACTCCCACTCGCGGTTGAAGACCTCGATCCATTGCCCCGCCGGCCCACCCTGCGAGCGCATCTTGCGCAGCGCGATGACACCCTGGACGCTCGCGGGCAAGCCGGTGAACAGCGAAAACAGATAAGACGGGGTGCCGCCGGTGAGACTGAGGGTGGCGATGAGGCGGATTGATTCCGACGCGCCCGCGATCTGCACTCGCGCGTCGTTGATATACGTCGTCAGGTTGGCAGTGGGATATTCGACGGCGCCCGGATCATCCAAGAGCGATTGGACTTGGGCGAGGTAAGCGTTGAGCGCCATCGCGCGTCATTAGTACGAACGCCTCGACCGACCGGACGAGCGGTCGGGGGTGGTGTCGCCCGTGTCGGTGGTGCCTGTTTCGCCCCCCGTTTCGGCGCTCGTCGCTTCGGCGCTCGTCGCTTCGGCGCTGGGTTGCTCAGTTGCCGGCTCGCTTCCGGCGACCGTTCCGCCCGCGGAATCCGCGTCGTCGCTGGCATTCTCCGCGGGCGTTGCGGCCGTCTCTGGTTTTGCTACCCAGAACTGCCCCCCGGGGCCGCACAGTTCGGCGTGCTCTGATGCGCGCTGGTGCGCCGCAAGATGGAAGTTAGCCATATGCGACTCGCCGGTCACGAGGTTCACCACCTCGATCTCGTGCGGATCGTGCGTGCAAATGCCGGGTGCCTCGTAGAGCGCGCAATCGACGCAGTAGTTCGCTGCCGGCGGCTTTGATTGTGTCTGCGCCATCCTTAGAAAGCGCCTCCCATCGCCTGCAGGAAGACCGTGTCGGTCACGGCACCCATCGTCAGCGTCGCCGCGGTGGCGGTCGTCGGCAGACCGGCCGAGGCTGCAGCCGTCGCGACGACCAGCGCCGCCGGTGCCGCCATAAACAGACCGCCGTCGCTGATGTTCGCCGCTTGCACGACACCGCCCGTAACAACAGACGAGATCAGCGCGCGTCGCGGGGTGAAGAGCTTGGTCGAGACAGCCGGATTGACAATCGCGCCGGGCGTGCCGAGCGAGGCCGCCGCCACGGTGTCGATATCGACCGCCGTACCGGGATAACCCGCGCCGCCGCCGGCGCTCAGCGCAACCGACTGCACAGCCTCGGCGAAGAGCGGGTTTGCCGTCGCTGCGGTGCCCGCACCGGCGATCGTAAGGGTCGCTGCGGCCATTTGCGCGCCGGTCAGCACCGAGCCGTAGTTGGTGCACAGCACCGCCGCGATCTGCCCCGCGCCGCCCACCGTCGCGGTGAGCGCCGGCACGGTGATCAAGCCGATGTTCGGATCGAACGGATTCGGCCGGATAACCGGCTGCGTCGTCAGCCCGCCGGCAGGATAGCCGGCACCCTGGTTGATGAGCGTGATCGCCGTGACGGCACCCGCCGTGATCGTGGCGTTTGCGGTCGCCTGCACGCCGCCCGCTGGCGGGGCCGGGATATCGACGATCGGCGGCACCGAGAAGTTCGTGCCGCCGGCGGTGCCGTTCGGGTCGTTGCCGACGGCGATTGCGGTCAGCGCGCCGCCGACAATCGCGCGCCATTGCGAGTTGCCGACCGACAGGGTGACGACCGTCGACGCCTGAACGTAGTTCGAACCGACGTTGGTGACGAGCCCGCCGATGGGGTTGCCGGTCGGATTGACGATGCGCAGCGTGTTGCCATCGGATTGCATGGCGTACAGCGCCGGGCCGATGCTGGTGATCGGGATCCATTGCCCCGATACCGGATCGAGCCACTGGATCTGGGTGTAGTTGCCGGTGCGGATGTACCACCAGCCGGGCGGCACGTAGAGCGCGGTGCCACCAGCGACCTCGAAGGCGGATCCGAGCGGCTGGTAGTTCTGGTTGATGGGTAGCGGATACCAAAGCCCCTGCGGCGGTGGCAAACCGATGCCTTGTCCTCCGAGCATATCCCGCTCCCGTTAGAAAGGTGCGCCGGTGATGCCCGAGAGGCGCATGCCGCTCGAGGGCTTGGTACACACGACGTTGTAACCAGTGTAGGAAACCCCAACCATCGCGAGTTGCCCCAGCGGCACCAAGCTGTAGAAGCCGGTGAAGTCCCACTGCGCGTCTTCGCTGATGTGCATGGCGAAGTACTTTGAATTCGCCATGTACGCGGTGCCGGTCGGACAGTAGTAGTCGAGGTAGAACGGCACCCCGTTGATGTTGACGTTGGGGAAGCCGCTGCGGATGTTGGTGTCGGGCGTGTAAGAGGCACCGGGCCGCACGAACGTCGTCTCGGTTCCGATGAACTGCGCCGCCAGAACCGAGAAATCGCCCGGTGACATCACGACGAAATCGGGCATCTCGCCACCGGCGAGCTTGGTCGCCTGGATGAGGTAGGTCGACCACGCCGCACGGGTGTTGTTGCCGGCGACGTTGGTGATGACGTTACCCTGCCAGAAGCCGTTGCCAGCCTGGGTTCGGTTGATGCCGCCGTAGGTCGGGACGTTGGCGCCCGAGTCGAAGGCTTCAAAGAAGCCCTGCGGCATGAGCGAGTTCGCCGAATTGTTCTGGAACAGTGCGGTGGCGAACTGCGTCGCCATAACCGCGAAGACGTCGTTCATCCGGACGTCTAAGATCGGCACGATCGCTTCGGTCGATTGGATGAGCGCTTCGCCCATAACCAACGGCACCGGCACCGTGTAATAGGACAGCATCCACTGCGCAGGCTGCACGCCGGGGATCACCTGCGGCTTGTTGAAATTCCCCGCATACCCGGCCCATTGACCTTGCACCATCGCCTGCCCCTGGACGGGCGCAGTGATCTGGTTGAGGCCGCCGGCGGCGCGCTGGGCAGCGCCCATCAGCATGAAGAGGGACGGTGAAGCGAAGTAAAGCTGCACCACCACCGTCTGCATGTACGCGCGGCGGGTCAGAGCATTGAGCTCGTTGAATACAGGCCCGGTTGGCGGTGCGATGCCTGTCCCGGCTAGCGGAAAAGCCACGGTTCATCTCCCCCCGTTTAGCCGGTCAACTCGCCCGAGCGGATGCCCTGCAGAGTCTTGAGGATGGTTTGGCGCCGCCACGCGATCGGGTCTTTGAGCATCGCCGCGTGATCGGGCTGGTCTTCCTGCGCCTTGAACCAATCGAGGTTCCGGCCGATGGTCGATGACGGCAGCGGTGCCTGTTCTGGCGGCTGTTGCGCACGCCAGTGGCTGAACGCCACCTCGTAATTCGGGATGCTGAGATCGGTCATCATCTTCTCGACGCCGGCGACACCCTCGTCGTCGAGTTGCTTTTCGCGGCGCAGCCAGGTGCGCCCCTTCGAAACGGTGTCGTTCGCGTCCGCTTCACGCCGCGCGTTTGCGTTGTCTTCTTTTTCCTTCTCGACGCCAGCCTTGTACTCGTCGAATTCTTTGCGCAGCGCGTCGAGCCCCGCGTTGGCCGGGTGGTCGACCTCGGGAATGACGAGGGTGGGATCGATCTCCTTGGCGAGTTTCAAGGCGTCATGGCGCTTCGCGCTGCCGAGGATCTTGGCCCACAGCGCCTGCGCCTCGCCGGCCGAGCGTGCGGCGTCGGTGCGATCAGTGAAGGGCACCGTGTTGTCGCGCAGCGCCTTGAAAACCTGGTCGTCGACCTCGATGAGCGGCATGGCCTAGCGTCCCATCGTGACGTGTTTGATCGCCTGTTTCGGGTTCCGCTCGAGCGTCGGAACGTGCGACTTGCGAGCGCCCTGTTCGGCGACCGAGAGATCGACCCGCTGGATTTCCTGCGAGCTCTTGGGGATCGCGGTCGGCAGGGAGCCGAAGAGATCTTTCGCCATCAGAACCTCACATCGGTGGAGGGGCGGGCACGGGCGGTGCGCCACCCGGCAGCGGCGGCGCCCCACCCGGCGGCATCCCCGGCGGCGCCCCACCGGGGCCGCCGATCGCCGCGGCGAGCGCCTGCATCGGATTGGTTTGACGGGCGTGCAGTAGGAACTTCTGCATGCCGGCATCGACTTGGCCCGGGGTGACCGTACCCTCGGGGAGCTCGCGCCCGATCGCTTCGAGCGCCTTCAAAATTGCCTGGCCGAGCTTGGTTTCGGCACCGAGCCCCGGCTTCGAGATCGCTGCTTCGAGGAGTTGCTTCGCGTTCGCTACCAGCGAGGCACCTTCCGCCGAGAGTCCCTGCGGCGGCACAGGTGGTGTCATCGGGCCAGCACCGAAGGGCGGTTGGCCTGGCGCAGTACCGGCCCCCGCGGGCGGCGGCGTAGCGCCACCGCCGCCCAGCGCCGCCATCAATGCTGGCGGAAGGGGCATTCAGCACGGGCCTAACGACGGCCGCGCCGGTGAGAACGACGTCCCTTGCGCATTTGGAGTCCCTCCGTCGGAGTTCAGTCGACGGAGTCGGCGTTACGGAACGTCCTGGGGTTGCGCAATTGGCGGAAAGTGGTGTAATGCGGCAGTTCTAGCCGAAAGCGGACAATTAGATGGCGGCGGACGAGGGTCTTATCGGCATCAAAGAAGTCTGCGCGCTCCTCGGAATCGGGCTGAGCCGCTACAAGGATTGGCGCCGAGACGGACACTGCCCGCCGGGGTTTTTTATCAACGGCCGCCACCGCTATCGACGTTCGGAAGTACTGCGCTGGATCGAACAGCACAGGGTATAGGCCATGCCGCGCCCCGCGATGCGCATCGTCCAATCGAGTAAGGTTTTCCAACTCGGCTACGACGACAAGGAACAGGCGCTCTACGTGCGCTTTGTCCCGAGCAAGAGCCACCCGGCCGGACGGGTCGCGGTCTACCGCGGTGTACCGCCGGATGTCGCCGAGCAAGTCGAGGGTGCGCCGTCGGTCGGCACCGCGCTGCGCGACCTCGTCGAGGGCAGCTACGCGTTCGGCTACGAGTCTTGAGGGACGTACAGCCAGTAGCGCGGCATCCAACCCTTCCGGGTTCGGCACACCAGCACCCGGAATGACTCCGTCGTCAGATGCAATCTTTCTGCCTGCCGTTTAGCCTCGCCTTTGCGAAAACGCGGTGTCTGCGCTGCCAGCTTGATCGCGCGAATTTGCCACGAGGTGAGCATTGTCTTTTTGCCAGCGCGGTATTCAGGCAACCGCTCGGCAAAGCCGGTCAACCGATGTAGCAGCACATCTGTACGGATAACGTGTAGTTCGATCTTATCGTCGGGCGCCACGGTGATGGGCCGCTTGCGGAACCATCGCCTGCATGCGGATCTCGGGCGGCAGGCTATCCAACAATTGGCGCTTTGATAGCTCGCGCTTCTGCAGCTTCTCTTTGAGGATGTCGCGGTTCGGCACCGGTAGGAGCTCGATCAGATCCTCGCCGTCGATCGCCCCGGCTTTGAAGAGGAACGCTGCGGTGTTGGCGTGGTCTTCCTCGAAGATCGGGCTCGAGGAGTGGCTGTCCACAAGGATCCGCATGTCGTCGGGAAGTTGCGACAGGGTGAAATTGGTCTTGCCCTGCGGATCGTCGCTCTTCGTCCAGTGCACGCGCCCGTCTTTCGCCGCCATCTGCCACAGCGTCTTCTCGCCGGCCGCCGCCGCCTGGCGCTCGACCCGGATTGCGCGGTCGCGCAACCGAGGGCTGGCTTGCCGCAGCGCGCCGCGGAAGTGATTGCCCGAGCGGATCCCCGGCTCGCCTTTGCCAGACATCACGTTGTCCCAGCCCGCGATGTCATCGAAGAGCGACGCCCACATCTTGAACTCTTCGAACGCGTTTGCCGGCAGCGGCGGGGTCAGGTCGTCGACCTTAGCGGTCGGGTTTTCCTCGGCGAGCCAGCCTTCCTGCGCAAGCTGATCGAAGCGCTCGTCGTTCATTCCCGAGAACCCGATAAAGGCGCGCATGCGGTCGTACTGCACGCCCATCGTCTTCTTGATGTCCTCGGCGCGGTCGCGCAACAGCGCCTGCAGTTTGATGAGGCCGACGATCTCCGAGCGACCCCAGACGTATTTGCTCTGCGGGTTGATGCGTATCATGTCGAACGGATGGTCGTAGGGGATGAAGAGGTTCGATCGGATGCCGCGGGGCGCGATGAGAATGTCGGGAGCGATGAGTTGCACCGTGGTGTAGTCGCCGGTTTCGTCGTTGACGATCCAAAGCTGGTGCGCCTCGACCAGCCCCTCGGCGAGCTCGGCCGCGAGCATGGCCACCGCCGGCGTTCCGGTGAGTGAAATCATCCCGCCAGGCGAGGCCGACGCGCCCTGGTCTTGGATGAGCGGCGGCGTCCCGGCCATCAGCACTTGGTGCAGGAACCCGGGCGGCACGTCATCAGGGCTCTGCTTGCGAGCCTTCGTCATAATCTTGCGCATCAGTTCACGTGCATCGCTGCGGTGGCTGATCCGGCGCCAGATCTGTTCGGGCAGGAGGTACGTGGTCTCGCACAGCGCCTCTTGCTTATCGAGATCGGTCTCGCTTTCGAGGTAGACACCGAACTGCCACGGCATCAGCGTGTCGATCTCGGGCCCGTGGTAGCCCCAGTTATGTTTCAGCACGACGGTGCCGTGCGGCACCGCTTCCTCGACCGCCTCTTGGATCGCGAGGTCGAGGTTACGCCGTTCGAATTCGCGAGTCAGGTAGCGCGCGGCGACCTGGCCGCGGCGCATCACGAGGTTGCCGTAATCGTTTTCGAAGTCCGCGGAGAACCGCAGATCCGCCGGGCTGAAAACCGCTGACGAGAGTTTGTCGCAGTGCGGTTCGATCGCGTTGTAGATCGCTGACGAACCGCTGTCAGATCCGGTGTAGCGCCAGGTGTTGATCGAGCGCGCAAGCTGCATCCTGCGACCGACCGAAACACGGCATTGCTCGACAACGTTTTCGTAGACCCAGCGCCCGAGCTTATCGGGGTTCGATGGAAGGATCATGCTTCACCTTCACGACACGAGTGTCGGCGGCATACCCATGCCGCCGGAAAACAACTTAAGGGTCGGATCGCGCTGCGCTTTTTGCTGCATCGTCACATTGGCGCGCATGTTGGCGAGGTGCAACTCGCCGGCGCCGATCTGCACTCTTTTAACGTCCTGCAGCGTGTGCACGGTGATGTCCGTCACACCGATTTCCGCCTTGGTGCCAAAATCGTCAGAGAGGGAGACCGCAACGCAAGTGTCCACCTTCCTGGCTTCCGTCAGATTATCAAAGGCTATCTTCGCCTTACTCTCGTGCTCATAGATCAAGTTCACCACGCCACCGCCGGCGATCATCACCACGACTGTCCACATCACCGTTCACCTGACACTGTATCTTTAATCCTGCCCGCCGACGTCATGTCATGCCGCATTTGCGCGTTCGTGCCGCCGCCTTCACCTTGGATGCCAGAGAGCGCGCGATGGCCCGGCCCCGTCCACGTATTCGACGGCACCGGCGTCGCTGGCTGATTGAAACTGACACCCGTCATAGCGCCGCCGCCGAACCCGTAGCGCGCCCCGGATTGCCCCGCGACATCCATGAACTGAGTGACGGTGTTGACCGGCATCTTCGCCGCGACATCGCCCTCGCGGAGATGGTCGTTCATGTCGGTGACGCGAAGCGCTGGATTGCCGGCGAGCTCCGCGCGCTCGGCGGAAGAGCGCTCAACCTCGCGGTACATGCCGTCGACCGAGCGGGCTATCGCCGAGCCGCCGATATGCCCGCCGCCCGGGACGATCTCAGGATCGCCATCAAAGCTGGCACCGCACACCGGGCAGAACCGCGGGTGCTGGTCGCGCTCGATCATCAGCTTGAACTCGTGCGGCTCGGCGTCGTCGCCGCCGTCGCACGAGTAGGTACGGAAGATGTATCCAGCCATCATGCGTTCCAGGGTTGGAATTGCAGCAACCGCTCGGGATCCCAGATCTCGTCGGCCCAGTTGCCGTTGAACTGCATCCCGCGGTCGTCGATCGTCAGAAACGCGGCCGGTTTCTCGGCCGCCATGACGAAGTCGATCGGCCGACCCCGCCACTCGCGCATCCGATCGGCGAGCCAGCGCCCCATCGACACGCGGCCTTTGTCGTCCTTTGAGCGCGACGAATAGATATAGAGCCGGAAGTGATCTTGCGCCTCGGCCGCCCACTCAAAGAAGCCCGGGACGACGGTGCCGTAGATCGACCCGTCGCACCAGCCATGCTCGTAGGAGTGGATGACGCCGTCAAAGTCGATGCAGAGGATCGGTTTTGCCATGTCACCACCTACCAGTTCCACCGTTGCCGCCGCTCGACCCGCCGCACCTGGCGCCGGTCGCGCGCCTTCTGCGCGAAGGCTTGCTGCATGATCGAGCCCATGAAGCGCGATTGCAGGCTGTCGCTATTGGCACCGTCGTGCTCGCGCTGCATCTCGTTGGCGTAGGTCGCGTTGTTAGCGATCAGCTTTTTGCGCTCGTCGTCGATGTAGGCGCGTGTCGCTAGGCCGAGCGCCACCGGGCGGTCGTCCTTGCCTTTGCCCTCGGCCTCGATCGAGCGCCCGTCCTTGCGCAGCCGCTTCACTTCCTCGAGCGCGCGCACAGAATTGATCGTGAATTCGTTGAGCATAAAGCGGTCAGCGAACTGCGTCATAAAGGTGAACTTCGACTCGATATTGGTGCGCATGTGGTAATTCCACCCGCCGCCACCGAGCGAGTCCGAGCGCCGGTAGAGGTACTGCGTGACGTGCTGGTAGACGTGCCGGATGTCGTTTACGGGCGGCTCGTCACCGACCGGCCCGAGAGGCGGCGTCATCAGATCTTCCGGCACGAAGCTCGGCGCGATGATGCGCCCCTCTTCCATCGCCCGGCGCTGTGCCTTCAGTTCAGTCCACACCGCCTCGCCCGAGCCGTTGAGCTCCAAGACGTAGCGGCAGAGCCCGTACCAGCCGCACAAGTGCAACAGCACCCAGGCGAACTGGAACGGCTGGATGGTGCGATCATTGAATTCCGCCACCTGCACCATGCGGTCGGCGTAGCAGCGGATGACCTGGGCGCAGAACGCGTCGCCCTGGTCGGAGATCCCATAAGCGGTGTCGGCCCCGATGATGTAGGTGCCGATCGGCGAGGGCGTCTCCCATACTTTCAGTTGCGCCATCTTGAGGAACTTAGTCGGCGCGATGCGCATCGCCGAGATCGAGTCGCCGAGATGGTAGTGGTAGCCGCGGAAGAGAAGCGTCTGCGCGCGAGCGAGCGCCGGCGCGACGAACTCGTTGGGAATGAACGGCGAGCCCGTCCCGCGGAACATGTCCTCGGGTACGGTCGGGTGTTCCTGGGAGACGATCTCGCCGCGGTCGTCGGTCGCCTCCTCGTCGTTGCGCTCTTCGGCCCGCGCCATCGGATCGGCGCGGTGGCGATACCATGCCCACTGTTCGTCGGTGATCTGGTGGTCGAAGTCGCGCAGGACGACCTCTTCGGCCTCGAGCTCGTCCTTCGACCGGTGACCCCAGCCGTAGCGATCGAAGAGCGGCGTGCCGCGCGCGTAGGAGTAGGTGCGTTTGCGCCACCAGGCCAGGAAGATGGCGCGCTTGGTGAGCTCGTCGGCGACTGCCTCTTCCCACATATCGTAGAAGATGTTGTAGCCCTTGCCGGTCGTCTCGAAGAGGTAGAGGCGCCACGGGAAGATGTCGGACAGGACGTCCTTAAACGCCTCGACCGCCTCGGGATCGCCCCACGACCGCAGTTCGGTGCCGTGCACGAAATTGAGGGCGCGCGATCGGCCGAGCGTCCCGGCCCCGCGCTTCACCCCGGCGACGAGGTAGTCGATCATGTTGCCGTTGGCGAGGACGAGCCCTTCGCGGTTGTCACCGCCCTTGGCGAGCTTCAGCGCGTGCGATTCCGGCAGTAGCGCCAGCATGTCCTTTAGGAGTTTGCGGAACTTCGCCCGGTTGGAGTCGGTGTCGAAGACGATGCCAGCCTGTAGGTCTTGGACGGCACCGGCGTAGAACACATCGAACAGCAAGCACGCGGTGGTGATGCCGAGTTGCCGGGCTTTGCCGCAGACGAACCAGTGGATGTCGTTGCGCAGCCCGTCGAACACCTCGTCGAAGAAGTACCGCTGGGCGTCGTACATCTCGAGGCGGATGCGCCCCTCGTCCTTTGAGATGATCGTGGCGTGACCGAGGAAGTCGTAGAACGAGTCCTGCAAGCCGTCCCAATTGATCGCCGGCAGGATCCCGCCGCGGGCCGGGGTCAGCATCACGCGTCCCTAAAAAACCGGCTCATTGACGCACTCCACCCAATAGGGGGGGCCGACGGTCGCGTAGAACTGCGCGCCGATCTCGAGCACGGTTCTGAGAAACTCAGCCGGTTCGATCACCTCGCCGCGATGCAGCAACCCGGCGGCGGCGCCGTAGGCAACGTCCTGCGCTCGACCGATCGCGACAAACGGCTGGTGCGGCTCCAAAACGCCGCCGTCGGGTTCGATAACCCACAGCCCGTCATCGCGGGCGACGAGGCATTCCTGGCCATGGTCATAAGCACCAGGGGCGCCGGGACGCTCGCCCGCGATGTCGCGGAATTCGGCGTCCTTGAGGACGCTGCGCGTCGCCAGCGCGAGATCCTCGATCTCGACGCATGCCGCCAACTCATCGACCGCCTTATGTAAATAGAGGCGGGCTGCGGCATTACCCGCCCAGCCCATGCGCCACCGGCCGGCGCGCAATAGCTTCCGCATGTCACTGGGCACGATGAACGAACCGCTGACGCCGCGACTGTCGGCGCCGATCCAGACATCGTTGGTATACGAGTGGCGGTATCCGCAGATCAGCGTCACCACATCTTCTCCCCGGTCTTGACCTCACCCGCCCGGGTGCGGCCAAAGAGCCCAAATTGCCCGAATTGCGGGTAGGGCTGCGGCACGAAGTCTTCGATCGTGAAGCCCTGGTTCTTGAGGAGCTCGATCGCTTCCTCGCGCTCGCCGATCTCGCGCTCGACTTGGGCGATGCGGTGCTGACACTCGGCGACCTTGCCGCTCGCCAGCGCGCGCAGCACGTTCGCTTCGCCCGCCGGCACCGTCGCGCGGGCCGCGACCCGCTCCCACTCCTCGGCCATTTGCCGCAGCAGCACTAGGCCATCACGCTCTTGCTGGATCTCGGCCGCAAGCGAAGTGCGCAGCGAGTTCGGCCAATCGATCTGGGACAGCTTGCGCCGCTGTTGGCGCGCCGCCTCGGCGATGTTGCTCAGCGCGGCAGCGATGCGGATCAGCACCGCCGCCTGGTGATTGTCGGCCGCAGCGGCGCCGACCTCGCCCGTCTCGTCGTAGCGCTGGCGGCGACCAGGGTCGCGCAGCACGTCATACGCCTCGACGAGGGCGCCCCACGACTCGGCCGACCCGCCGACGACGTCGGGATGGCAATCTCTCGCGGCGCGGCGGTAAGCGCGGTGCACGTCTTGCGGCGAGGCGTCGCGCTTCAGCCCGAGGCGCCGGTAAAGGTCACGATCACGAGCCACTCTCCCTCTCCCCGTCCTCCAAGGTCTGCAGCGCGCCGTGGATGATGCGCAGCCGCTTCCCGACCTCCTGGGCCGGCTCGCCGGGCGTCGTCGACGCGCCGGTTAATTCGACCGCGTAGCCGAGCAACTGTTCCTCGCGCGGCAACGACGGCAATGTCGGTGGCGGTGTGTGCTCGCCTGGGAGATGACCGCAGGCAGGGCAGCGCTCAGCCATGACCGACCTCCTTTCTGAACTGCAACATTCCCTGCGTGGTGTAGTTCTCGATCGCACCAGTGACCTCGGCGATGAGCGCAGCCGGGTCGTCGCGGCCGAGCGCCAGCGCCGCCTTACAGATAAACCCGGCGAGTGCGCGGCACATCACGTCGGACATCTCAGCGGGCGGGCCGTCGACCGCCTCGGCGCAGGTGAGGACACCCTCGATCGCGGCGTTTTTCGATAGCCGGTTACCGCCACCCAAGAGGCGAGCAAGCGCCGACTTCAGCACCGCCTCGGAAACGATTACAGGCATGGTTTAACGTCCCATCCTTCACGAAGCCGCACACACGAGATGCGGTGATCCGGCATCGGCACGACGCTGTAGCCTTCGCGGCGCCCGGTCAGCGCGATCGGGATCGGTGCGTCGCGGTGGAGGACGCCGAGCTCGGGGCTCAGCGCCCACCAGTACAAAGGACACGCGCGCGACGGCGTCGCATAGTTATCAAGTCTGCCGCCCACTACGACCCTTCCCGCCCGGCAGCTTGGTAAGCGGCTTACCCGGGTGCATTTCGCGCTCGTGCTTGTGCACGGCGCTCTTCGCGGCGGCCTTGCCGCCCCTGGCTTTGGATTTCATGCTGCGGTATCCGCCGCCGGCTCGGCAGGAACCGGCGCCGGCTCGTCGACCACGATGTACCCGCCGTCTGGCACATAGATTTCCGCCCACGCATCGGCCGCGACCGACACCTCGGGGCCGACCACCGGCACGCCATCGGCGCCGCGCGTCGTAACCTGCACGCGCGACGCCTGACCCGAGGCCAGCACCAGTACTTTCGTTGTCATGGAAACACCCTCCCCGTCCTACCCGGCGTTGCCGCCACAGCAACACTACGCCTGCGGCATAACCCAGGTAAAGGGGAGGGTTAGGGGATCAGTGTTTGGTGCGGCTGCGCGGCCCGAGGAATTCGCCGTGCACGATCGCGGTGACGATCTGTCCAACCTCGAGATCGGCCAGGAACGACGTCGCCTCTTCGAGCGTGCGAAACCGGGTCGGGGCGATTTTGTACTGCCACGTCGTCGCCTCGGCGTGGCAGATGCCGCACCACGGGTTCAGCGGGCCGGCGGCGAGAAAACCGGCAATCGCGGCGCGCAACTCGCCGATGATGCTTTGCGCCGCCGCCTCGCTTTCCGCTTCGTCCGCCGCGGCGAGGATCGCGTGCCCCTGCGGGCAGACGCAGTAGGCGATCCACACTTTCATCACGCGGATCCTTTGGGCGGCCCACGGGCCAGGTCGAGCTCGAGCTCGCGCTGGTACTCTTCGAGCTCCTTGCTGATCAGATCCATCCGCCGCAGATCGTCTGGGGTCGGGTCGTCGTCGTCGTCGTCGAGGAAACTCATTATCGAAGCGAAGAGGTGCTGGGCACCCGCCATATACGCCTTGCGCATCTCGCTGAGTTGTATCGCCGGGGCGTCGAGCGGGATCGCCACCAGGCGCAGCGAAACCCAGCCGGATTCGATGATCTTGCCGTCGTCGGCGAGCCGCTTCATTAGCTGCTGCAAAAACGCCCGGTCAGCCATCGGCTGGTCTCCTCTGCCTGCGTGCTAGGGCTTGCTGTAGAGCTCCAACGCCTTGCGCAGCGGGTCGTAGATATCGCGATCCTCGTCGAAATGCCGTTCCTCGTGCGCCGGGATCTCAGCGAGGGCATCGAGCAACCCTTCCTCCCGATCACGCCACTGAATGACCCGGCGCGACGCGATGATGATGCCGCTCGGGTCGCCCTTCAGCATCTCACCGAACCGCACCTTGCGATCGTCGCGAACTGAGGCCAATCCCTCGTGCGCACCGCCAAGGACGGCACCCATCGCAATCGCGTATCGCGGGTCGATCTTGCTGCCCAGCGGGAACGGGTAAAACGCGAGTATCTCATCAATAATCCGCTGCAAGCATGCGCGCGCGTCGTCGTTGGTTTTCATCGCTCGGCCTCGCAGCCCGGGTGTTCGCACTTACCCTGGTCGAGATCCCGTCGTGTCAGCACCGGCATGCCACACCTCCCGCATCAGATCGGCGAACTGGTTGGCGAGCGCTTCGACCTCGCCCTCGACATAGGCCCAATCGCGGTACACTTCCTCAAAGTCGGCCGGCAGCGGCGGCATCGGGAAACGACCCCTCATCATCTCCTCGCGCATGACCGCCCCGATTTTCGGCGACAGGTCACCGGCGTGCCCGCAGTCGAACCCGTACCACCACAGATCGAGCACCTGGCCGTCTTCGCCGACCGCGCAAATCGACACTGCAAGCATGCGGTCAACCCACCATTCGTAATCTTTGAACCCGCGCCCCCACTCGACGAGGGCGTGCGCCGCGTCACCGCGTGGGAATCGCTGCACCTTTTCCTCGAGTTCGGGCCACCGCGAGTAAAACCCCATCCATTTGACGCGGTCGATCACCGTCCGGTTGCGGCTGGCATAGATCAGGCCGCCGTGCACCCGGATGCCGTAAATCCGCTCGCCGATCCCCGGAACCGGATCCGGCCGCGCCGGAAGACGATGCTCTGCCGACCATTTCAACAGATCCGGGTAGCCAGCCCGCGCCCAGGCTTTGGTGTTCTCTTGGAACGCCTTGCGCAGCGCCTCGGCCTCGTCCGCGGTGATCCCGTCGTAATGCAGCCCGTGCGCCGGGTGCTCTGGGTTCACCCCGATATAGCCGCAGAGCGAACCCGTGACCGGCGACCGCACGATCAGGCACGCGAGCCCCGTTACCTCGTCCTGCCACTGACGCTTGTCGGGCTCGTGCTGCCAGATTCCGGCGCCCCAATCGCGCTTGTCATAGACGTCGCGCCATTCGCGGGTCGGGATGTTCATGGCGGGGTCGCCGTCTCCTCGACGACGAGCGCCGGGTTCAGCCGGCGGCCGTATCCCTTACAGTCTTCGCAGGTCACCGGTTCAACCATTGAAGCCCACCGGCCGGCCCCTTTAACTCGTGAATGCGACCCTGCGCCAGGCACTCGCCGCAGATAAACCGCCGCAGGCGCATCGCGCGATCGTAGTCCTCGGCTGGGTGCACGGGCGACACGATGAGCCCCCCGCCGCCGTGGCCATTTGTCTCGCCGGCCCCGATCACGTAAAGCCGCATCATCCCATCGGTAACCGTCGACCCCACGGGCCAGCGCGCCAACAGTCGGCGCACGATCGCCGGCCGGGTCGACAGCCATTCGTCGAAGTTGCGGTACGGCGGTGAGCTCACATCAGGTGTCCCGGTGGGGCGTTGATGATATCCACCGCCGAGGCATGGTAGGTCGGCGGTAGCTGATCCAGCAGCACCTTGAGGCAGAGCGTCAGCGCAAAAACCGCCTCGTCCACAGGCTGACCGCCGATAGCCTTGTCGATCGCCTTGATCAGCTTGCGCGGCGGCGGACGCATATGCATCTCGGTTGCCATGCGAGCAACTATAGCCGTTGCATACGACTGCGCCAACCCCTACCCTCGGCCATTGGCTTACGGAGGGGGCTGGTATGACCTTCCGCTGGTTGCTTGCGTTCTACTACGCCTACCTGCGCCGGGTCGATCGCGCGATCCTGTGGCCGGCGTGCAAGCGCGCCGCGCGCGACCGCGGCATCGACCTCGACGTTGCCCGGGCCGCCTTCGCGACACACGCCTTTAACGACATCCCCTGGAAGGTGCTGGGCGAGGCCGAAATAATCCGTCAGGTGGACAAGCTACAATGATCTACGGGCGTATTGTTGCCAGGCATGCAACCATCCTCTACCCTGCCACCAAACGCTGACGCGGGAGGAACCATGGCCTTTGCGGCATACGTCGACGACGACGAGACCATCGAACACGCGCCGGCCATCGTCCGGCTAACCCGCGATCTCGCCCAGGCAGCGCGCACGATGGGCCCGAAAGAGGCGCGCTTTTTGGTCGACGCGTACTACACCAGCCAGGAGAACCGCAAACGCGCAGCCAATCAGGCGCGAGCGCTGCAAACAAGCGAACAGCCCGAGCCGCATGTCCTCATCGATTGGCTGTTCTCTCAGTCGAAAATCCTCGAGGCGCAAATCAAACGCGCCCTCGACCAGTACACCCAGGAGCACGTCATGGGTTCGTGGATGCGCGAGATCGTCGGCATTGGCCCCGTGATCAGCGCCGGTATCCTGGCGCACCTCGAGACGCCGCGCCCCACGGCGGGCAGGATCTATGCCTTCGCCGGCCTCGCCGCAGACGGTCAGAAGCCCTGGTCGCGCAATGAGAAGCGCCCGTACAACACGCAACTCAAAACGTTGTGCTGGCACGCCGGGCAGTCGTTTATGAAGCTCTCCAACCGCGACGACTGCTTCTACGGGCGGCTCTACCGCGAGCGCAAGGCGTTCGAACAGCGCATGTCGGACGAGGGCAAGCGCGCCGAAACCGCCAAGGAGTGGCTACCGCGCGTCGGCGCAAAGACTGAAGCTTTCAAGCATTACAGCGCCGGGCGACTGCCGCCCTCGCAGATCGACGGCCGGGCGCGGCGCTGGGCGGTCAAGCTATTCCTGTCGCACATGAACGAGATCTGGTTAATCCGCACCGGACAGACGCCGGTCGCGCCCTTCGCGCAGGCCCACCTCGGGCACGCGGACTACATCCCGCCGCCCATACCAGCCTAAGCCCAGCCACACGCGAGAAACCCTATAGGGTGCGCGAGCCCACAGTCGCGCGAGAACCCAACTGTACGCGCGAGCCCAACCAAACGCGAGAACCCTGAACGAAGCGCGAGCCCAGTATCTTGCGAGAACCACACCACCAGCGCGAGCCCGGACGTTTGCGAGAACCCTAGTGAATGCGCGAGCCCTAAGAACTGCGAGAAACCCTGATGCTTGCGCGAGCCCTAAACTCGGCGAGAACCCTGCGATATGCGCGAGCCCAGGATCTTGCGAGAACCCCATCGCCAGCGCGAGCCCAGTGTGCCGCGAGAAACCCTAGTAGGTGCGCGAGCCCAACCAAAGGCGAGAACCCAGTCCCGAGCGCGAGCCCTTGTTGACGCGAGAACCCAGTTGATGGCGCGAGCCCTGAGTGGCGCGAGAACCCGAAATTCAGCGCGAGCCCGGAGTCCGGCGAGAACCCGATATGCAGCGCGAGCCCGATGCTGCGCGAGAACCCGAAATTCAGCGCGAGCCCTAGATGCGGCGAGAACCCAGCGTGTTGCGCGAGCCCACAGTTGCGCGAGAGCCCAGTTGTATGCGCGAGCCCAAAGAACGGCGAGAACCCTGTCTCGAGCGCGAGCCCCGTGCCCCGCGAGAACCCAGAAAAGCGCGCGAGCCCAATGTGCTGCGCGAACCCGACACACAGCGCGAGCCCCCCTACTAGCGAGAAACTCAGACCCCTGCGCGCGAGCCCTGCCTCTAGCGAGAACCCAGATCCGCTGCGCGAGCCCAGCAGGGCGCGAGAACCCTACTGAGAGCGCGAGCCCAGCAGGGAGCGAGAACCCAAGCCCTTGCGCGAGCCCACAGTGGTGCGAGAAACCCTAGTAGCTGCGCGAGCCCCAAAGAGGGCAAGAACCCCCCGAACGTAGCGCGATCCCCCAAGGGAGCGAGAACCCAGATGCCAGCGCGAGCCCCCCACGGAGCGAGAACCCAGATCCTAGCGCGAGCCCAGAGTGAGGCGAGAACCCCATACGCATGCGCGAGCCCACTGTGGGGCGAGAACCCAGTCTCTGGCGCGAGCCCGAATATGAGCGAGAACCCTGATCCCTGCGCGAGCCCTCGTTAATGCGAGAACCCCCAACAGTGCGCGAGCCCGACCAAACGCGAGAACCCTGGCCCGTGCGCGACCCTACGGCGCTCCTGGCCGCCGGGCCTTAACCGCGGCCGGGAGCTCTTCCATAACTCCTCATCACACGTAACGCGCGGGGTGGCCAAAACCATGCAGTAGACAGCGAAAAGCGAGAGGCTCCGGCGTTGTGATACTGATGTAGATGCTTGGGTGAATAGATACCACCTCCGGCGATAATCTCGACGGTCGGTCGATTGGCGACATACTGCCCTTCTAATCCTCTCGCGATCCGCTCGATTAATGGAAGATTCGCTTCCCGCAGTGCGGCACCGCTGATACCACCGATCGGCGTAGGAAGGGTATTCGACAGATGAATATATCTCGCTCCGAGATCGGCTAAATAGCATGCCGTTGTCACAGAAGAGGAGACCGGTGCCAGCTTAAAGATGATCGTTGCCCCACCGCCAATGATTCGCTGCAGCACCGCGTTATCTGGCAGTTCCGGATGGGCATCTACGTTTGGACATGAGATGTTAATTTCAATAGACGGACTGTGAAAGCGCTGATCCAGCCATCGCTCCAGGTGATCCCAATCTGTCGTTTCGAGCGGTGCGAGTGATATGATCGACCAGGAACTATCATAGTGGCCGACAGACCAGGTATCCCATCCGGGATTGCGTAGACCAACTCTATTCAACCATCCCTTCGGCTCGCCCCCAGGCTCGCGGCCAAGAGGGCGAACTGTACGCAAGACTTGACCCAAGCGACCCGGCCTGGGAAAGCGAGTATAGGAACCCAGCACTGAATAGGCTCGCGTGTGTCGCAGATATGTGCCGAACGGTGGAGAGATGAGGAATGGTCGTGCGGGATCGAGGGTCACGGCGAGGCGCTCCAGCACTGGGCGGCCCGCGGGCTCGCCCGCTGTCGGGGAAATGCCTAGGTTTATCGATTTAACCGGTCTTACCTTCGGGCGCCTCACCGTCCTCGGCCCGTCGACGATCCAGCGCGCGCGCGCCCACGCCACCTACTGGGACTGCTACTGTGCTTGCGGCGTCACCAAAGCCATAAACGGCGGATCGCTGCGCCGCGGCCGGGCGCTCTCCTGCGGATGCCTTCAGCGCGAAGGCGCCGTCGCCCGAGCTACCGGAAACCACTGGAGAGCAAACGCCGCCGATCGCGCTCCTCGCGCTCCTCGTCGCGGCACCTCGGGCAACTGCGGTAATACCGACCGTGCCTGCAGGTAAACCGACGACCGGGGTCGCACTCGTCCGATATCGGCATCGCCCGCACCGCCCTTTAAAAAAACCGGGTGGCGACGAAGACCTGAAACCACCCGGCCCAGTTTCTAGGGGACGCTCTGAAACCGAGCCTCAGAGCGGCTCTCTTATAGCCCGCTTGACCGGCCTCGGTAAATCCGTATCGTTGCCGTGCCGGGAACACGCAGCCGCGGCCACCTCGCGATGCCCCTAAAGGCTTAGACCCGCGAGCTCCCCGCACCGCAGCGTGCCCCGGCACCCGCCGACCGGACGGGATTTATCTACAGTGGCGGTCGGGCGCCGAAGCGCCGTAGCGGGCCTATACCTGGCTACCACGGGCAGAGCGAGCCTAAGCCAGGGGTGCCACCCGCAGCATCGGGGCACCGTCTCGCCGATCGGAGGTCGCGGATCCGGGCCGGCTTGCCGGTTTAAACCCCCGCGATGGATCGAAACAGCCGGTGCGCCGCGCGTCCCTCCGTCCCGGGTCGCACTGGCGGTAAGGCGCACCCCGTTCCGCCGCTTTTTTTTTTGCGGCGCCGCGGGTCAGGCGCCCTGCCGCCCAGTGCCACCCCAGATGCCGATCTCCTCCGTGTCCTCTGTGGCACTTGTCACCGAAAAGCCGGCCTCAAGAGAGAGCATCCGCGGGGAATGAGTCTCATACCTACAAACTTCGCGACTTACGCCGAAGCCGTTTCGTTCCTGCGAAAATTCACACAATCCAAAAAAACAGCCTCCGTCACCACAATCCTCATCCGTTCCGCCGTCTCTTCACCCGCAGCGGCAAACATCCTCGTCAAAGCACCCCTCAGATCCAAAGCCGAACGTAAAGCCGCCGTCATCGCTGCAGCCTTCGCTATCGCCTGCGAAACCGACTGAAATCAATCCAAAACCACCACAACTCATCACCCCTTTTCTGGGGGGAAACAGGTGTGTGGTCTCGACATCGAGCGACGCGGCGTCCCACGTGGGTGCGGGCGCGTGCGGCGATCGATCGGCCGAAAACCGCGGGAAACGTGGGGCGCCCATGCCTATCAGGTATGAGAGCCACGCCCGAAAACGCGAGCAATCGCAACGCGTTGTCGATACCGCTTGCTGCGATGGTGTAGCGTTGGTGCAAAACCGCACCATGAAATCGCCGCTCCGACTCCGTGGTATGACGCGGCGACTCGAGCCCATAACAGCGCGTACGACGACAACGGCCGAGGCGTCGCAGCGATTATTTGGCGATGACGTGCAACTACCTATTGCGGGTGCGCACCGTGGCGAATTGCTACGGTATGTGCTCCGAGGCATTTATGGTGCCGATTATCGGAGGCGTGGCGCGGCGTTGCTGGGAATTCCTCCGCAGCGGTTAAGCGCGATGATGAGCGGCGGTTTGCGGGTCTCGCGTCGCATTGTTGATCGCTTGGAAAGCAAGCTTGCGGATCGCATACGCGAGCGTCGGAAGGAATTGCGCGCGTTGGCTGGAATGATTGAGGAAGCTTTTGCGCTCGAGTCGGAGCGGCTTGCGTCGGCGCCGGCAATGGTATCGACGCTGGCGCGGCTAGCGTCGGAAGCGATGCGGGTTCCGGCGGACAAGCCGCGGAGTGATCGCGGGCGCTTTGTGCCGCGGGTGCAGTCTCGGATACCGTTGTTGCGGGAAAAGCCGGGCTCCCCGGGCGCATTGGAATAGCTAGGTTTTTCGGCAGGTGTTGCTTTGCTGGCAACGGCGCGTATATAATTCGCGCGCGTATCGGCGACGGGCCGGGCGCGAAACGATGGGTGAAAGGAACCCGCGCAATGATCGATCGCAGTGAAATCAACCGGGCGCTCGCAAAAGCGATTGCCTACAAGCAATGCGCTAAGGACGTTAAAGCCGCGGCATGGGCTGCGCACTTAGTGCGGTTGCTTGATGTCGCGCACATACTTGATACGGAACTCGCGGGTGGCGCCGGCGGGTGGCGCGATGAATGGTCGCGCATGGAACGCGACGGGGAGGCGCCGATTAGTTCGCGCGCCGGCGGAGGGCGCCGCAATGGATAACGACAGCATGGGTTGCGCCGACGCGATCGCCGCGGCGATTGACGCACTGGAGACAGCGCATTGCGTGGAAGGCTTGCCGGCAGACCTGGCGGCCGTCGTCGCGACGTTAGAAGCGATCCTAGCGCAGCGCGGCTGCGAGCATTTTGACCCTGCGGTATCCGACGGGCGCCTTACGCGCCTCATGGATATCGTGATTTTTGGTTAGGGGAGGGCGCCGGAATGATGACGATTACTTTCGCGACGCCGCAGGCACATATGCTGTTTCACGACGCGGCCAGCGGTGCATGGGAAAACGCGCGCGACGATAACGAGGGCGCCCGCGCGGCGTTGCTCGGCCAGGTTATCGACGCAACCGACGGCCGCGGGCCGTTTCAGTATCCGGCCGGCTTTGCGTTGCCGGCCGGTTTGGTCGCGACGGCGCGCGACGTTTGCGAGGATTTGTTAGACGTGCGGGAGTCGTGTGTGATTGAGGGCGATATCCGGATCGCAAGCGACGACGGGTAACCCGCGGCGGAAGCGACTAACCCTTAAGCCGGCAAGGATTACGTTCCTGCCGGCTTTTGAGGTGAGAGCATGGGAATCGTCCCGACTCTCGATTCGATGGGCGAAAGGAACCCGCGATATGCGAGACATCTATCAGGAAATAACCGACAAGATCGTCGCGGCTTTGGAGTCTGGCACGGCGCCTTGGCATAAGCCGTGGAAGACGACGGGCGCCGCGGTTGCGGGCGTGCCGCGGCGGCCGATACGGCATAACGGCATACCCTATGCCGGCATCAATGTTTTGCTGCTGTGGTCGCAGCAAAGCGCTTGCGGGTATGCCAGCAACCAATGGCTTACGTTTAAGCAAGCGCTTGCTTACGACGCGTGCGTGCGGAAAGGCGAGCGCGGCACCATGATCGTTTACGCTGACAAGTTTACGCGAACGCGCGAGAACGCGACGACGGGCGAAGACGAGTCGTACACCGTGCCGTTTTTGAAAGCGTACACCGTGTTTAACGTTTGCCAGATTGACGGTTTGCCGGATCGCTTTTTACCCGCGGCGCCGGCGCCGTTTGAGCCCGGGGAGGAACCTGCGCGTAACGCCCGCGTGGACTCCTTCGTCGACGCAACCGGCGCCGATATTCGGCACGGTGGCAATCGGGCGTTTTTCGCGCCTAGTAGCGATCACGTGCAAATGCCGACGCTGGCGCAATTCGAGTCGGCCGAATCCTATTACGCGACTCTATTGCACGAAATGACGCATTGGTCTGGCGGCCGCGCGCGGCTTAACCGGATCAATTTCGCGCGATGGGGCGACGCGTCGTATGCCGCGGAGGAATTAGTCGCGGAAATGGGCGCGGCGTTTTTGTGCGCTGACCTGGCGGTTAGCGCTTCGCCGCGGCCGGATCATGCGAGCTACATTGCGTCCTGGCTGGAAAAACTCAAAAACGACAAGCGCGCGGTTTTTACCGCGGCGAGCGCAGCGCAACGCGCGGCTGATTACCTTACCGCGTATAGCGCGGCCGCCGACGGCAAGCTTGCGGCCGATTAGGTTTCTGCCCGGGCGCGGCATGGTGCGGCGCCCGGTTTTTTTGATGGGAAAGGAGTCCCGCGATGAAAACCGGTTTTAGCGTTACCTATGAGGTATTCACGCCCGAGTCGGCGGCCGACGGGGAGTCGGCCGAGTCCGGGTTTATCGTCGACAACGTTTCGCTACGGCATGCGGTATCGGCATTGAACGGCGCCGCGGTGGAACCGTCGGTTTACCCGTTTGATCCGGGTTACCCGTACGTGTGGTTTACGACCATCGATGGCGATATCGATTGCCGCACGGGCGAGACTGAATATCGCGCTTTGCATATGCCGCGCGATCTTACGACTAGCACGCGGCGCCGGATCGCCCGGTTGCTAGGCGTTGTGCGGTTAGCGGAGGGCGCCGGCAATGGCTGAATACCGCTATGAATTCGGCAAGCGATGGGACGCGCGAGTCCCGCGCGCGGCGATTAGCTGGCTCATGGGACGCGTGCACGTCGGCACGCCCGACTCGGAGATTGAGGCGAATATCCGGCGCCGGATCGCGAAATCGGATTCGGCCGGCTTATACACGCCCGCGCTAGTCCGGCAATCGATCGCCTATGCGCTCGCGTGCCATCGCCGCAATGGCGATCTATACAAACGGGTGATGAGCGGCCGACTCTAAAGCCGCTAGCCGCGGCCGCAGAGGGCGCCACAGTGCGCCCTCTTTTTTTTGGCTAGGGTACACCGCGGCCGACGTTTCATCGCGCCTAGGCGCCCTCCGCGCGCTTCGCTGGCTATATCCGGCGCCCGGGCGCCCTCACCCGCGCGGCCGGCCGGCGCCGCGGCCGGCGCCCCTCCCCCGCGGCGGCCGGCGCCCGCGGCGATCGCCCCTGTAGCGGTTTCAATCATATCGGCAGCGTAAAGCTATATATGGCGCACAAGTATCCGGCGATCGTTTGAAGCCCGGGGAGCCCGGGCAAGTATCCGGCGATCGTTTAGCCCGGGCTCCCCCGCGGCTGTTGCTCTCACGGCAACGGTTTGGTATAAAGGTTCTAGCGCATAGGCATTTCGCCTGGCGCGGCTTGATGGGGATCGCCCCGCAATGGAAACGTTTTTTCACTTCGCGCGCCGTTCGCGCAACGGCAAAACCGGCCCGATACCCGTTACGACGACTAGCAAAAATACCTGCCCGGATTGTCCGCTTGAAGACGCGTGCTATGCGAAACACGGGCGCGTCGGCATGCATTGGGACAAGGTATCGCGCGGCGAGCGCGGCGGAACCCTGACTGCAGTCGTCGCGCTTATCCGCGGCCTAAAGCCGTTCCAGCTATGGCGCCACAATCAAGCCGGCGATCTCCCCGGGGAGGGAAACGAGATTGACGGCGCCGCGCTAGGGGAGATCGTCGCGGCTAACCGCGACGCGCGCGCCCGCGGTTTTACCTACACGCACAAGCCAATGACTCCGTCGAATATGGCGATTGTCGCGGCGGCCAATCGCGACGGGTTTACCGTCAATTTGTCCGGCAACAACCCGACGCATGCCGACGAACTCGCCGCGCTGAATATCGCGCCGGTTGTTACGGTTTTGCCGATTGAATACGGGCGCCGCGCCCGCGGCGATACCTGGCTGGAGTCGCTTGATGAATATCGGGCGCGCGTCGCGCATTTGCCAAAGCGCACGCCGGCCGGCCGGGCGATGCCGGTTTGCCCGGCAACGTATCTGGACACTAGCTGCAAAGATTGCGGCTTGTGCGCCCGGCAGCGCCACAGCGTTGTCGGATTCCCCGGGCATGGCGCCGGCGCCGCGATTGCCGACGCGGTCGCAAAAGGGGAGGTCGCAGCATGATCGCCCGCGACGACGACGGCCGCTTTAGCGCTTACGCTTGGCCGGGCGGGTATCCCATCTTTCATCTTTGCGATGACGGCGGATGCTTATGCGCCAAATGCGCAAACGATCCGAGTAACCCTGTCCACACCGACGAACCTAACGACGGCTGGCGCATTGTCGGCAGCGATATCAATTGGGAGGATACAGACCTGCTTTGCGACCATTGTGCTATAGCGATTGAGAGCGCTTAGCCTCGCCGGCCAAACACCGCGCCCCCTCCCAACGGGCGCGGTTTTTTTTGCCCCGCCGCCGGGCGATTCAGCCGGGCAAGTAAGGCGCGATCGTTTTTGCTATATACGGTCGCAAGTATCCGGTGATCGTTTGGAGGTATCCGGTGATCGATCTCGCGGCAGCGCCCGATGCGACCGCGCAGCACCTCGTGCTACACCGCGCGGATTGTCGGATCGTGCGCCGGCAGGCCGCGGCGGGCGTCTTTGTGATGACCATGCTTGGCTGCGGCGAGGTACCGACGGGTTACCGCCGCTGCAGATGTCTCGCCGAGCCCCCCGGGAAAAGGTAACTACTTTTTGGGGGTTGTCGCGCTGGCAACCCGTCCGTATATTTAGGGCAGCGCACGGTCGCTTCGGCCGGCGCGTGGATGATGGGAAGGAGATCCCGCTATGACCCAGTATCGCGTTCACATTTATCGCCCCTATCGCGTGCTATTCGCTATCGAGGCGGACAATCAGCAAGACGCGCTGCGCAAAGGCTTGAAGATGCCGCGCCGCGAGGCGATCGAGGTCGAGGATGCCGAAGGTATCCCGACAGGCTTTTTGGTCGATACCCTGAACCCCAGCGGCGAGATCGATTACGGCGTCGCGTGGTCAGGCGATCTCGACGGCGACGGCAATCCAATCGAAGACGTTATCGACGGTAAACCCACCGTCGCCTACGACAACGCCCGCCGCACGTTTTTGGTGGACGTTCTGACGCCGCTCGCCGAAGCGATGGGCAACACCGGCGCGAACCGCATGGGCGATCTGACCCGGGCTGAAGCGGCGCTGTTCCACGGCGCGACACGGCTGATCGAAGATCTCGAAGAGATGCTGGCCGATGAGTTGTTGGCTGATCCGGCAGAAGAAGGGGAGCGGACATGAGGCAGCAATTCGTACAGCGCCGCGACGACGGGCTAGGCGCGGAAACCGAAGAGGAGGTTTACGAGATCTGCCCGTGGGCCGCGGAGGTGATCGAGGTCGAGGGCGGCTGGCGCGCGTTTGAGAGCGTCAAGGATGCCGCGACCTGGCGAAGCCAACTGTAAAGCGCCACCGCCCCAAACCCGGCCCGCATGGATGATCCCAGCGGGCCTTTTGGGTGCCAGGGGCATCTCGCCCCGTCTTGATGGGAAAAGGAGTCCCGCGATGACCATCACAGTGATTTGTTCCGTTGCGCGCACGGGCGCGCGTCCGATCCTGTTCCTGCCGCGCGGGAAGGGCGGCGTCTATGGCGCCGATCTGCCCAAGGGCGAGATCGCCATGCATCTCGACACGGCGGCCGGGCCGGTTGTGATTGCCTCTGTCGCCAAGGTGGCGATCAACGTTGCGCGCGGGGAGACCGGCGGGCCAAACCTGCTGCCCGGCATCCTCAAGGGCTGGTTTGGCGAGGATGCCG